CGCTTGCTCTCTTGAACGAACAGCATTCATAGCCGCTGTCGAAGGACTAGCCTGTTGGTTAGCCATAAGCCATGCGGCTAAAAAGTTAGGCCAGTCTTTGCCAAAATACTTTTGATACGATTTGGCTGCTTCTGGATACCATTCCCGTGCCGCCGCTATTCCGGCATCATCAAGACGAGTTTCTGTCTGATTGATCCAGTCGTCAAATGTAATCTTGCCAACAACAGCGACTACTTCCCCATCATCGTTTACGATTTCTTGGCGTGGGTTTCGTGGTCCTGTAGACTCGGTAGCACCCGCAACATCTGTCCTCTTTGCCTTCCTGCCTAGACGTGCTTGTATTTCGTCTTCGGGAGGGGTGGGGAACGGGTTATCTCCAACTGGAGCAGGTGTCTTACGGGCACGTTTTCTAGAGAACTTTTCGGCTGTTGGAAAGTCGGGAACACGACCCTCTCTTTCAACCGTAGCTGTCTCTGCTGCGTTAAGATTAACTGGAGTAGCGGTTGTCTCTGTAGCCCTGCCGCCAGACCGCCTCCCTCGAAGGGGTGCCACACCAGCATCAAGACGCTGGAATATCTCGTTACCAGTTATGATGTCCGCGTCTGCCGCCGCTTCTTTGACAAGCCTAAAGAACTCAGCAATCTTACGGAAAATGTTTCGCGTCTTAGGCGGGAACACGCGACGACCTGCGGCGTAATCTCGGAACGCTTCCGCTACAGCTTCTTCTACAAGTATCTCTTCACTAGGAGGATTATCTCTAAGAGCTTCGACCCTGTCCTCGTAATATGTTTTGTCAGTACCGGGACGCTTGGCCTTCTTCACAAAAGACTCTAATGCCGCCTTTTCCTGATCAGTAACAACACCAGCCTCGTAAGCTGCGTGAATAAACTCGTGATCAAGCACTTCAGCAAGAGCGGATATGTTTTCTTGATCTGACTTTGACGGATCAACAACAGGGTCAAGCGCCAATCGTATAGTCTTAATAAGCTGACCAGCTTCTTCCTCGGCTCTAAACACACCTTCAGCGTCAGCTTGGATTTCCCCGCTCTCTATACTTTCAATTAAGTTGTTAAACTTAAGCCTGACACCCTCCAGCGCAGGATTGGCTTTTACCCTTGCTTGGAACCTATCGTTAATTGCCCTAGCTAAAGGCTTAAGCCGCTGCAACAGTTCTTGTTTTTTTACACTGGGTGGGGCCGTTCTTTCGGGACTGCCCCTCAGAACCAAACGACGCTTGATTGTCCCGTTCTTATCTAGTATTCCGCGACGAATAAGCTCTCGCCTAATTTCACCAGCCACTTCTTTCCGTCGAGCGCCCTTTATATTAGGTGCGCCAACTGCTTCTAGAATTAACTTATCTGAAACTTTAGCTGCCTTAGGGGGAGGCTTTGAAGTGTCTTTCCAAACCTCTGCTGTACCTGTTTCCCTAATTGCTTTCGCTACGTCAGCAATCTGCTGTGCCGTGAAATGAGGATACTTAATAACAGGGATAGAAGTTTCTTCTTTGAACTCCGGCATCGCGTCCAGCCGCTCAAACAAAGCATTCCTCTGCACCTGCGACATATTTTGTGGCATTGATTTGCCTGTCGTCCGCAACGCAAACGTCTTAAACGACTCATCGCCAAAGCGAATGTTCTTAGTCGACGCTAGGTCTTCTATGTCTCTGACCGTGACATTAAGAGATGCGTCTTCTGTAAGTGGTTTTTTCTTAGCAATGATGGCGCTTAAGGCTTTGTTGGATGCTCCTGTTTCAGCCACCTCTTCAATGGTATAGAGGCCATCGTTTTGCACGATCTCTCCCGGCCTGAGAGAAACAGCCATAGTCCGCTTGCGGTCTATTTGGGAAGCAATTTTTTTACCAACTTCCTCACGGCTAAAAAATCCCAGAGGAGTCACTGTTTCTCTAGCAGCATCTAGAGTAGCAGCGGTTTCTTCAATCTTATTATCTTCAAGCGCACGACTTGCTGCCGCTTGTGTGAACTCAACTTCAGCAGCTTCAATAGCTGTCGGCACTCTTTCTGTTAAAAGATTGGCAGCTTCTTGAGCAAGGTCAAGAGTTTGGAAAGACGGTGTCCGCACCTCACCCGCAGCATTAACAACTGCAAACCCACCGTTAGGCATTTCGCGTACAGTGAATGGGCCGAGAGGCGCACCCGCTCCGATATCTTCTCCCAAACCTGTGGGGGCAACATCGTTGACTGACTCGTCAATGATAGTTTCTACAACTTGAGAGGGGCTATCAGTCGTAAACTCTGCTTCGTTGTAACTTAAAAGAAGAGGACCATCTGGATCGGGAGTAATAGTTTCACGAGCGCGAGCTTCCCGCTCTGCTTCCTTCTTGTCTAAAAGCTTTTGTATCTGATCTACTTCGTCTTGAGTTCTGGTTTTCTTAAATCTTTCAGACGCGGTTCTAACGCCACCGCCCATCAATGCGCCAGCAGCACCAGCATTGATCATCATCTTTCTTAGTTCAGCGCCATCCAGTTCCTGTCCGGTGGCCTCAACCGCTGTTACCTCTGCTATTGCTTCCTGCATAGCCTCGGTAATTCCCTCAACAGCCATACCCTTACCAGCGGCTTTGAGATACTCCCGCTTGATAGGCTTGAGTAGCGTTCTTTTTGCTACCTCTTCAGCAGATTCTGTTCCTAATCGCCTAACAAGCTGACCTCCAATCTTTCCGGGCAGGATTGAATCAAGCGCCGCTATTGCAGTACCTCCAGCAAATGCTGCTTCAGGATTTACAACGGATGAGTCTTTCGACTTAATTGACTCTTGAACTTCTCCTACACCAAGGGTAAGCGAAGGAATAAATGCGCCCAGCAAACCACCAATCGTTCCGCCTATTGCGGCTCCCGGTATTGCACCAACGCCGCCAAAAAACGCACCCGCTGCTGCCCCTGCTTTTGCCCCAAGCTTTGCTCCTACCAGACCACCAGCAATCGAAGGAGCAAACATTACAGTTTGTTCGGGGATGGTGTCCGTAAGCCACTCGCCAACGTCACCTAAGTTATCAATGTCGGTAAATTGTATGGCAGGAATTTCGCGCTCTTGTTCTCTTTTAACAAAAGCTTCGCGACCTTCTCGGCCAAAGCCTGTAAGGTCTTCGGACCCTGTTAGCTCACCCGTAGCCTCAACAGCACTGGCACTAAGGCCACGAACCTTGCTAACGCCAGACTCAAAAGACTCGCCCACACGATCAAAAAAACCTGCTTTGTCTCGTGCGGCATAGGGGTAGACGGATGGTGCAAATGTGCCAACAGCAGTTTGGCCTAAAGATATTTGCCTTGCGACTTCGTTTGCATATGCTTGCTGACCAGCAGCGTCTAGGGTGAAAAATTCATCACCCACCTCCACATCACCAATACCTTCTATCGTAATCTCAGCCATTATCTAAGAACTTGGTTTCTTAACTTTGAAATTTACGTTTGGTAGGGCACCAGTCGAAGTGCCAGCCGGTGCTACCCCACTCAGATTCAACAAGCTGTTAATTTCTCTTTGCATGACAGCTTGCTGTTGTTTCAAGTTATCAAACTCTTTTCTGGCCTCTTCTTCTGTAAGACCCTTTATCTTTGCCTGTGAAATATAAGTATCGACCCCATAACCTAGTGTCTTTTTAATACTATCAATTTGGGCATTGTATTTCTTAACTAGCTCTTGCTTTCTTGTAGCCGTTAAAAGATCATCACCCTTCATTGACTTAACTAAACCAGCTATATCTTTTCCTCTGGTTTTTAATTCTCCAATGCGATCTTGCACCGCTGCTTTCTCAGCATCAGTCAAAGGTTGACCACCCCTGCTTTTCCCACTACGAAGCAAGTCTTCAAGCTCAATAATGTTAGCTTGAGTTTCTCCAAGCTGGTTCGCAAGAGAGTTTTTTTCTCTTTCATCCTTTGCTGCTGAAAGTTGAAATCTTGCGTTCTCACGAGCCTCAGTGGTTCTTGCAGTAGCAAACTGCTGTTCGGCTTTAATTACATTGATCTCAAGGTTGCGCGTCTTTTCAAATCTATTGAAAGCTTTTTCATCAATATCTCGACGCACCTTGTCAAGATCACGAAGCTCTCCACGCAACTTTGAAACCTCGTCTTTTCTGCCAGCAGCTTCTGCTACTTCTAGCTGCGTAAGCTTTGCTTCTGCGTCAAACAAAGCATTCTCTTGCTTTCTAACTTCGCTTAAGCTTTTACCGTAGCTTGCAATCGCAGGGGCTGCTTCGCCAATAGCTTGAGTAATGAACGGGCTTTTAGAACCAGCAATTCTAGCGGCGGCTTCGAGAAGAGCCAGTCCAGCAGCCTCATCGCGCTGGCCACCAATAGCATCTCTCCTATCAGTCAAAGCCGTAGCTAAATCTTTATACGCAGAGTCAGCCGTTAATCCCGCCTGTGCATCTGTTAACGCTTTCTTCGCCGCCGCTTCGGCGCTAGTAAGGGACGAGCTATAAGTAACCTCTGGCTGCTGTCTTGCTGCTGCTGCCCTTAACCTGTCTTCATACAAAGACAGAGGAGTATTAAACCCAGCAGCGGGACTGGCCTGAGGCTTAGGCAGCAATGAAGATATATCTACAGTAGATGGTTTAGCCCCACCAACCGAAACAGGAACAACAGGAGGGGAAGTGGGTTCGACCTTCTTTACAGGAGATTCACCGATGAGAAGCCCTGCTGCATCGACCGGAAAACCAGTTTGCTCAACCACTGAAGGGGGAGCCGGTTTAACGGCTGACCTAGAACCCCGCCCCATTTGTCCGCTGCTTGATGGAGATGTACCGCTAAAAATTCTACTAAAAATACTGGGCTGCTTATAAGTAGCAGCAACTGCTTCGATAGCCTTGGTACGCGCATCCATATCACTAGGGAACGCTGCTTCCATCGCGCCTCTTGGAGTAAAAAAGGTTCCAGCCCCAATATCAGAACCTGCTCTAAGTCCACTTCTCACGCTGCTCTGTCTTTGTTGATTAGCAGGTACTTGGCCAAGGTAAAGTTCCCGAAAAGCCTCAGGACTAAAACTCCCGCCCGGAAATAAGGCACCAAGATAGGAGGGGTCATAACCAAGGCTCATACCATTACGCGCCTTGATCTTTGCAAGGCCACCATCAGCCATACGAGTTACTGGTAACTTATTAGCCATTGGTTGAGGAGACGGCGGCATGGTTGCCATTGACTGCTCAATGGGCAGATTTTGTGGCTGGGTAGCCATCCTGTTCTGAGGCTGCGCCATAGCACCTAGACCACGCGCCATGTTAGCGGCAGGAGAAAGTATGTCCTCCGCAACAGTCGTAGAACCTTGAGCTTGATTCTTCTGGTACTCTTCCTTCATTTCCTTGCGACGACCCATCTCGGTCATAACCAGAAACTGAGGAACAGTGCCTTGAGAATAAGCGGTCCTAAGCTGATTATCGCTTAGGTCTTTCAGCTTATCTTGAATTTGAACAAGGTTTGCTACCATCTTACTTCCCCTTTACCCCAGCAGCTTAGACAGGCCAGCAGCGCCCAAGCCAAGACTTAGAAGAGGAGCATACGGACTGGGCGGCGGCTCCATACGGCGCACTTCTGATTCTGGCGTGATAGGCACACCACGAAGAATTGAAGACAGATACTGTAGCTGACCTCTTTCGTAGTCACGCTGGTTAATGAAATCTTGGAAACTAAGATCAAGTTCTGCCTGTCGCCTTAATCTTTCTGACTCACCTACACCCGCTAAAGCAGCAGCCTGTTCTAGTCGAGTCTTCTGTAAAACCGGGGCAGCACCCAGCATTGCTTCGGCTCCAGCAAGACCAAGACGATCAGCGGTTTCTGCTGCTGCCAATCTTCGTTCTTGCTGCGCCGCCGCGTCAGATAAAGCTTGCGCCCTTGTTTTAACAGCAAGCTCTTGTTGACCAGTCGCCGCCTGAAGGGCTTGATTAAAAGCATTAGCCCTTGCTTCAGCGCCCATTTGATCAAGCCTTTCATCAAGATCACGTTGCGCTAGTTGTTCAGTAACAAACCTTCTGCTACTGCCAAACGCATCCGCTTCGATTGCCGCTGCATCTCTTCCTGCCTTAGCCTCATCAAACCGTCGCTTGGCGGAAGCTTCTTGCTGTGCCAGCACGTTTTCTAAATAAGGATTTACGAAACTCTGCACCTGAGTGCGGGGGTCTCTTGCAGCTAAGACAGCTTCGGTAGGCGCTGCATACTGGGCAAATGAAGTTGCTGGATCAAACTGTCCCGCAAGATCAGTGCCTGTAAATTGAGTTGGACGAGCAACCTGTTCAGCAAATTCAGCACCTGCCGTATCAAAGCTACGCTGCAAAGCAGTGTCTGTCGCTATGTCACGAGTTAGCTGTTCAGAAGCAATACCTGACGTTGTCGGCTCTGCTATCCTAGAGTCAGTATAAGTTTCATACGGCAGATTAGTTTGAACCTCGGTCCTGTCTAGCAGTCTCGTAAAATACGGTTCTACATAATCAGGAAGATTGCTCGTTGTCTGAGTAACCTGTGATGTCTGCGGCCCCGGTGAGGGTGGTGCGCCTTTTCCCATAACTAAACCTCCATCCGATAAGAACAATACTCAGAAGTCCAGCCAATCTTTTTCAGCTTTCTTTCCCAACCCTTACGGCCAATAAATTCAACAAAATTACAATCGTTATCTTCAGCCCAGCTTTTGATAAAATTGTTTACTTCTCCAAACCACTCATCGTACCCAGAGCCGCCTATAAACAATGTCTGCAAAGCCTTAGAGCCGGGGTACTCTACAAACTTAGATGTCCAAGCGGCCTTTGTTTCTTTCTTGTCTTCGTCATAAACAAGAAATAAATGCTGCCGACCTGCTCTTACCTCTTCGCGTACAGACTCAATATCCCAGCGTCCCCCTGAAAATAGAATAGCTTTTAACAAGAGATCAGCTACATGCGGCCACTCTTTGTCAACGTATTCAGGTGGGACAAGGGATACAATCATGCTGGCATTACCTGCCCGACCATGTTCGGCGGCTCTTTTGTTCCTGTGCGCCGTGTACGTACACGATCAATTAGCTTCATTAGTTCTTCTTCTCCAGCCCGTGTGCTGCCATCTCCCAAACCAGAAACAACATCAGCGGGTAAAACAAACTCGTCACGAGAAAGAAGAACGTCCTTCTCACCCTCTAAGCTTGCCTGAACCATGTCATCACGGCCCTTGCCGATACCCTCAACTATCCCATCGCCCTCGACAAGCATGTCTTGATTTTGACCCATTTGCTCCATCATCATTTCTTGACCGACTTGTTCGACCAAAACATTAAGGGCCGCTTCACCGTACTGCGCGACAAAAGATTGAATGGCTACGTCTGGGTTTGCATGTTCACCACGAATAGCTGAAATAGCTTCCTCAACAATTATGTCTTGGGTGTCTCCATCAGGAGAAGCCCCCTCCATCATCATTGATTGTATCTGCATCATTGATGAGTCAGGATCAGCACCCTCCATGACACCAGCCATTGCGCCTAATCCTGATGCGGTAGGGTCCATGCCCTGCATTTCTTCCAAAGCTGCAAGACCACCCATTTGCATACGCATAGCCCCGCCATCAGCAACAAACCGAGTGGGTGAGAAGTAATTAAACTCTGGGTCTATGCCGCCACGATAGTCGGCATCTGGAGTAAACCGATCCCGTGTTCCAAACCGTTGGGGTCTGTATACTTTTTCTTCTTCTTCATCAAAGTTAACTGTTGTTGGGAACGCAGCCTCTTCTAGGATCGAACTACCAACGCCGCCTACCGCTTGGCCCAGTGGATTTATTTGTCCTTTAACAAATTCTCCCGTTGTTGGGTCTACATAAGCGGGACGCGGAGGCTCTAAAATTCTATCGATTGTGCCTATGTCTTTGGCTGATTGGCCAGCAAACTCCCCTACCCCCAGCGAAGAAGATGTTGGCAACCTTGTTGTTATGCTTGCGTCGGGGGCATATCCTGCTGGATTGGCCGCACGCGCAAGATCAAGGGCTTCTAGACTTCCCGTACTCCCTGAGCCATAGATTAAATCACCCCCCGGACCTGCCTGTAAAGCTAAGGCAGAATCAGCAGCATCAATACTGGGCACCACATTAGCAGTAGCGTCCGCAGCCCTAGCCGCTGCCAGTGCATCCGCTCCCCCAATAGACTCCGCTGATCTTATAAAATCACCACCGCTCGTCAGACCCTGCAATAAAGTGCCAGTTACGCCTGATATCAGTCCGGTTTTAAGACCTTCGCCGAGATCACCAGTAGCTATTGTCTTTCCTAGTCCTGAGCCGACAGCCCCCGCTAGGGCGGGGTTTGCGGCAAAAAAAGCCCCCAAGCCGCCCAGACCAGCAAGAGCGCCAGAGGTCGCCAAAGCTGTTCCTCCTATACCGCCAAGTATCGGAAGGAGCGCAGGAAGGAACGCTTCGGGTAATCCGGTGTCTGGGTTAGTGGTTAGATAACCACCTGAGCCAGCCGCCAGAGCCTCTGCTTCCTGAGGGTTTACATGCATCAGGACGCTATCGCCAAACCGTCCCCTTTGTCTTACGGCTTCCGCTGCTTCTACTAGGCTCATAGCATCCTCCAATCGTATTGACTTGTCATGATCCCGCTAACTAATTGTTACCGTTACGGAACCAACTGACATTGTCCCACTATTTCCAGCAACATTTGGATTATTTATTCTACTGACTTTTAAAAATCCATCCACCTCAAAAACGTCACCAACAGCCAGAGTTGAATCATTGTTAAGTAGATTTGTGATATTTAAACCCGAAGTCTGCACAAGCCCCGGATTCTCTATCTGCGCCACCAGAATGTTTAAGTTAGCAGAAAGGGTTCCGAAATACCCAACGTCGTAAGTAAACGGGGGCGACAAGAATGTCGGCTTAGTGGGAGCTATTGGGCGGCTTGTCATTAGCGCCTACCATCAGGACGCACATCCATGCGGGGCGTTCCTAACTTCCACTGCACACCCACGTCGCTTGACTCTACTCGCAACGTCATCGACCTACCTCGCAAGCGCACATCTGCTTTTTCTGTGTACAACTCTACAGGAGACGATGATGTTTGCGTGACACCAGATGTATCAGTCTGCTCATAATTAGCGCCGGGGAAGTTTCTGCTCTTTAGTATCAGGTTGGCGCTAGGGTCCGACACGCTGCTGGTGGTAAAAGAGATGTCAGGAATAATTCTGCTTACAAAAGAAAATCTATCCCCTTCTCCGATATCAACTTGAGACGACTCAATATAAGAAGAGATTGCGGACGCTGGCACTGTTGAACCGTCGTCTAAACCAAATTCATGACTATAAAGATACTGATCATTAGATGCAGCTACAGGGAAATCTTTAATTCCGCGATCCAACCAAGCTGTTCTTGGAAGCGTTCCGTAGTACCACAGATTATTTGTGTAATTCCAAACAACATACCTGTCATTTTCTGTCGCCCCGGAAGAAGGATAGAACCACCAGACTTCACTAAATGCAGAATTAACGCCGCAAACTATTTTCTGTATTTGCGTTAAGTTCATATCACTAAATACATACTGCTTGACTGAACAGGGCAGCGTACTCACGCCACCTTTATAAACGTAAAAATCATCCCGCCCCATCCACACAGAAAAATCTTCAACGGCTATTGCGGCATTCGGAGAAATAATCGTAATTAAACCAGATATTTGTGTAATGCCAAACGTAAACGGTGGCCCAAGAAACCTTAATGAATGCAAAGACACATCGGTCCAAACCAGTATTTCTTCCCTAGCTTCTTTAGCGCACACGATCTCCGAACCCGTACCCAGCTTAAGGCTACCCGCTGTGTTGTCGGTTCTGGTTTCCCAATCAGTAAGAGACTCCTGATCTGCAAACCTTATAAGTAGGGGGTCTTGAGTTCCTATCGAAGATTCATCATCACACCCAAAAGCTATGACGTGCCTGTCTCTGTCCGACACCATGATCTGTTTAGCTATTGTGGGAGCTTTGTTAGACCCCGTTAAACCCGATAAGACAACGGCCCTATTGCTCACCCCGGCAGATGAATCCCAGTAATAAATATTTCCTTGTCTCTGATTTATAAGCAGGTCTTCTCCAAAGTTATCCTGCGTCCACAGCCCTAGTTGAGCTTCCGCACCCGAACTTGAAGCACCGGAACCCCACGTACCGCGCCCCCAAGTTCCAATACCCCAGCCCGTTCCAGTAACCCCAGTATCAAGACCAACATTTATTTGATAAACAGACGTTACGGAACCGCCGCCGTTTCCAGAGTCACTAGCGTTAGCGGTAACTGAAACAGTAATCGTGTATGTATTGCCAGTAGGAACGCTAACAATTTGATGCTCTGCATTTAAGATCGCGGCTGTGACATTGCCGCCTAAACTAGAGGCACCACTAAAGGTAACAAAGTCGCCTTCTTTTGCCCCGTGCGTATTGTCTGTAACTGTAATTGTCGCGGAGCCATTGGTGGCTGCAAAAGTTGTGCTGTTTGTTGTCGTTTTGCGGATAGGCGTAATATCAGAATAGGTCTCACCCTCTTCCACATAAAACTTAAGATTAGTGCCAACGCCTAGATATATTGACCCGTCAAGAGCAACCCATGAATAAAGAGAGCGACAAGTTCCAAGAAACTGAGCCTCAGAATACTTTTGCCAGCCGCCTATTTTTTCGGGAAAATTATCTCGAAATCGGACCTTATCAGAATCAAACCAGCCGCCTTCATTGGAGTAAGACGTAGACTCCCTGTTAATACCAGCGCGGAACTTTAATTCTTTTAACGGCATTTACTAGCTTCCCAACACAGGCCAATCATAAAGAATACCGGACTTATTTCCTTCTAAGTCAATGGTAAGAAACAGCGCGGCTACAGCATCAGTGTTTGCCGCACCATCAATTGCGCTTTCCATTGCAGTTGCTTTGGTGCGGATCGCATCACGATAGGTCTGAATGTTTGACGGAATAGCAGTTCCCTTATCAGCCTTCCGAACGACAGCCCAATCCGTTTGAGCAAGCAAAGAACCTTGCTGAGACTTTACTTCAGCCTTTAGATCAGACCGAACTCCCGGCTGCATGATTTGATTGCCGTCATCATCGTTAACCGCATTCCCGTCGCCGTCCACCAAACCTACATCGGTCAAACTTCTAGCTGTCTTGGAGATTGTTACACCATCAGCTTGGTAGCCCCAAGTGTAGAGGCGGCTATCAGGTGGCGTCTCTGGTGTTACCTCAGTTAAACCAGCAGCAGCTTTTTCTGATGGCGACCAGATGTGCCAGTTCTGAGGATGCGTGATGCCGTTGTCATCGGTCCACGCCTTGTGTTCCTTAATAGTTCTGCCGGAGTATTTCCACATAATCTTATCCTATCTTGCTGTCGCTGGTGCGCCGTCTGGGTTCGCAAACGGATGCTCTGCGAAGGCCACGTATGTTACTGTGTAACCCGAACCGTTAGCAGCGGCCCAAGTTGTTCTTACTTTGAATCCATTGCTATTAAAGTCCCAGTTATCAGAGCCACTAACTTCAGTTTCGGAATTATTAGGTTGAAGGACATGATTTACTGAATTAAAAGTATCTCTTTTATTATCTAAAATAATCCAACCAGTTGGTGAATTACTAGATACTTTAAGTATTACAAGAGCAGGTTTGAATCCTGTGTACACAAAAGGACCGTCTGCATTTCCATTTCCTGTGTAGGAACCAAACTTTGAAAATCCATCAACCGATGCCCAAAGATACGCTATATGAGCGCCGGAGCTTTTGTTTACGCCGTCGGACGTTCCGATTGAGAAAACAGAACTTGTCGGCGCAGTGTCTTGCCAAATCGTAGAACTGCTTGCTTCTGCATTTGTCAGATTGAGAAAAAGGTTTTTTGTGAAGCCAATCGAATTGTGACCAACAACCCAACTCTCAGTGTTTGAAGTGTCTTTAATAACAATCCACTCTGGGGCAACTCCTAACGAATGCGAAATTGTGCGGTTTGTTGCGTTGCCCGTGTACTCGACAATATCAAAGCCGGGGGTTGCTCCTTTTTTCCATTGCCACGCGACATAGGTTCTCCCTGAGCCATTAAAATTTACATCTGTCGTGTCGAGGTCAAAGCCATCACTCTCAAAGGTGATTTGCGCGGGACTGTCCGTATCACCGGGATCAGCACTATTTGACTTAATCCGCTTTGTTGTACCTCGTACATCATCAAGCCAGACTTTATTATCGCCGTTGGATCGGGGTGCGATAATGAGAAGGTCCGGTTCAAAATCCCCGGCATTTGCGTCGTTTGTAATAGCTAGGCCACTGCTGCCATTACCTGTGTAAAGTTGTGAATGAAAATACTCTGACCCATCTTTGATCGATGGTGTGGCAAGGTTGTCGGTAGTGATAGCTTTATATCCGCTCGGCGTCGTTGACCAATCGGATGCGTCAAATCTCATTTCCCACGACGCTGTGGTGCCGCTGCCAGCATCGTAGAAAACTGTCGGCAACATCAAACCAGTTAAGCCCGTCTTGGCCGCTGTGCCTGAGTTTTGAATTGTACCGTCGATGCTGAAATACAAAGCCCCGGCCTTGACAAGAACGCCGATGACTTTGTCGGCTGTTCCCGCCCAAGCCGACCCATAGCTTGAGCCTGACCCCGCATCGCTGAATTGCCCATTGCTGCCGGTAAAAGAGAAGCGACCTGTGCTGTTACCAGACAGGCTTGTAACCGCTCCAACTTGCGAGGGGCTTTCAATTGTGCGGATGCCCACATTAGGGTAAGTGGCGGCGGTGGTGACTTTAGCCTCGAAATAAAAACCGGCGCTGTCGGTAGGATCGAAAGCCATTGTGCCGATAGCTGCACTGTCTGCCGCAGCGGAAGCAACTAGATTGCCATCGCTTAGTGTGTGACCGTCTACCCAAAGGGGGTTAAGGGTGCAGTGATTGTTAGTCGGACTATCGGACATCTGATCCGCCGCTGCTAGGCCACTGCTAGTAAAGTCGTTGCCGTTGCCGCTAGTGTCGTCACCAAGTGCAGAACTGTCCTGTCCTTTTAGGTAATAGCCGTTAGTTCCAAACGTCAGACTTGACGAATTTTTCGGTATCCACACACCATCATCGTTAGTTTCACCAAAACTTGCAGGTGTTAGAGCCTGTCCATCAATAAAAACAATTTCAGCCATGTAGCCATCAAGGAATTGTGAGTTGCCTCCTTCTCGACCAATCTGAATTGCTTCACCGGAACCACCAGTATTAAAGTTGGTGACGTATCCAGACGACGGGTTTGTTTGCAGACTGAAATCAGTAATGCGCGACCCGTTGTGATATATTTTTATTCTGTCGGCAGCGGTTGAATCGTCGGTGTTAAAAGCAACTACAAAATGACTCCACGCCGAAACATCACGAAAAACTTGAGTGCTAATTATGTCGTAGGCGCTGCTTGCTTGGAAAACTCTGAACTGATCGTCAGAGTCAAATCGTATACCCTCATAGGTCGAGCCGCTTGCATCGCCGCCATATATACAAATTTGCGTTGCGCCTAATCTGCAACGCTTTACCCAAAACGAAAACGTGCAATCAGTGCCGCTCGTTGGCGAACTGCTGTAATTTGCATTTTCTAGGTAAGCAGAATCATCGTCATTAAAACGAATAGACTGATCTATCTCGTAGCTAGCCCCAGCGTTAGCCAGCCATTGTGAGCCGAACATTGTCATTAGCTGAACGCCAACTGCGGTGCGCCTAGCTGGATACTGCCTGACGCCTTGACGAAGTATGGGACCACATCGACTGCATTTGCTGCGGTACTTAGTGTAATGCCGCCCCCAGCAGGGCTTTCGTAATCTGTCCCAAGGCTGAGAGTTCTCGAACCCGTTCCGTCTTGGATGAACACGAACACCCCAGCTTGGCCTACTGATTCCGTGCTTGGGTTAGCCAAAGTCACGTTACCCGTAAGGGTAAGCACAAAGTTCTGATGAGCCGAGAAGTCAATCGTTACACTGCCTGTGTTTGACGTGTCGGTGTCAGTCTCTGCAAGAATAATCGTGCCACCATTGAACTGCCCAGCGACCGTCACATTCGTGGTGCCTGTCGGAATCTCAATGACATCCGCATCAGCATCGTTCTTGATTGTGACATCGTTGGTCGAGCCTTGACCCGTTAGGATCAAACCCTCCGCAGCCGTGTACCCCATAGCCGCATTGTCACCGGCAGAGGTGTCGCCATCCGCGTTTACTGTAGCGGCTGTCACGTCGCCCACGATATCAACGTCAGTACCGCCAGTAGCAACGGACAAAACCGTTGCATCAGCATCGTTAACAATCGTTACGTCATTGGTTGAGCCTTGTCCCGTTAAGATAAGACCCAAAGCAGCCGTGTAGCCAATAGCTGCATCATCCCCTGCTGAAGTATCACCCGCAGCATTTAAGGTTCCACCAGCAGTAATATCGCCCACTACGGTGACGTTTGTGCTTCCTGTGGGAATTTCCAAAACATCTGCATCGGCATCGTTCTTAATTGTCACGTCATTGGTCGAACCCTGACCTGTCAATATCAAACCTTCAGCAGCGGTATATCCAAGAGCCGCTGCATCTCCAGATGCTGTGTCCGAAGTCAGGTTTACTTTGCCAAAAGAAAGAGAGTTAGCAAAAATACTTGATACAGCAGCGCCAGTGCCAGCACCGTCTGAAAAAATAATGTCTGCGCCGCCGTTAGGAATTGTAACATTTGCGCCAGTACCTTGACTAAACACCGCGCTTTGACCGCTACCGTTTTTGACCAGATAAAATTTATCAGCATCATTCGGAGCAATCGTAATTGTGTTTGTTCCTGTCGGGCTTCCGGCTAACACAAGAACCTTATACATGCCATCTGTAAGAGAACCATCGGTGGTGGTTAGCGTTGTAGAGGTTCCGGTTAGGCTCAAAGAAACCACGCCACTAATAGCGCGATCTATGATGTCCATGTTGGTATTGGTGGTATCGCCCCATGTGCCTGACTGGTCACCTGTTCCGGGCTTCTCAATTCCAGAGTTGCTTGTGTATGTTGAAGTCATTTATCTAATCCTTTTAAGCAGCTATATCGATCCAGCTTGCGTCTTGATCAGGAGAAATCGAAGACCACGAAGCATCTTGTGACGGAACTATTTCTCCCCAGACGTTAACGCTGCCTACTGCGCCTGTGCCCTGAAGGCCCGTTTCAATAATTATTACCCCGCTGCCCTCACTAACCGTTACGGAGCCAACTTCTCCTTCTATGTCAAACCCAACAAGGGTTACATCGTCACTAATCGAAGTCGTTACGCTTCCAACCGAACCAGTTCCAGCATTACCTGTTACAGCAAATGCAGAACCACCAGCCGCTGTAACGGAGCCAATACCCCCAGTAGCAGCAATCCCCGTAACCGAAATCGTAGCATCAATGCCAACGCTTACGCTGCCTACACTTCCAGTAGCAGCATTGCCTGTTACTGAAAATGCAGAACCGCCAGCAACAGTAACGCTACCAACAGCACTTGTGCCAGCAGTTCCGGTAACTTCCACAGGTATGGGCTGGCCCCAAGGACCGCTACCCCATGTTCCTCTGCCCCAACCTGTGACGTTTGCCATTACTACGCCTTAAGCAATCCGTATAATTGCAGCCGTTGCGCTTGCTGTTGGAAACGTAATCGTCATGTCTCCAGCAGTCGCGGTTTTGTCTGCGCCAAAATCAAGAATTACAAGAGAAGGGTCGCCTGTTGCTGTTTCGTTAAAGATCATGCCACCACGAGCGGTAATGCTTACAGACGAGAATGTCAGGTCCGCAAAGTCGCATACTGCCGTAGTCCCACTTGCAACCGGCGTAACGCTTGTAAGCGCAGCACCCTTGGCAGTGTAGCCTGTACCGCTTGCTTCTCCGCTAGTCGTATAAGCTGTCGTTGTTGCATCGAGAGAGGCAGTGCTTTGGTACAACGCCATGTTAATTGTATTGCCTGTCGAGGCGGTTAAATTGTGGACACCTTTCAAAAGCTCTACTTTGAAAGACGTACACATTGCTTGCGTGATAGCCATTTAAAGTCTCCTTATCATTTCTGCTAACTGGGGGGAGCCAGCATTAGTTAACGCATTGATAACATTAGTTCTGTCGCTTGCCACCGCTTGTTTCATGTAATGCTCTATTAAAACAAAAAGCTCATTTTTATAAAACACGGCTTGATCACGGATCGCAGGTGGAGCGTTTTCGGAAACATACATAAGCTTGTTTACGCACATCTCAGCTACTTCAGAAGGCGTATGACCACGGTTATTGGTAGTGCCAACAGTCACCTTAAAGTCATCCGGCATGGTTGTTTTGATAGATAACATCAGGTCTCCTGTATCTGTAAGGCACCGTTACGGTATTGATCGCGCCTGTTTCTAGCTTCACCCAAGTTACCAAGCCTTTGAATAGCAGCGGCAAATCTTTCAGTGTAGTTGGTAATAAGATCAGGCTCACCCTTCATAAAAGTGTAAGCCTCAACAAGACATCCGTACAGCAACGCATCTTCAGCATTGTCTCCAAGCCAACTTGTGCCACTAGAAGAAACCGTAATGCTTTCAGGTTGAAATGCGTAATGAAGCTCTGTTGAGTAACCGGAGTCTGGTGTCGGCCCTACAATAAAAAAGTCATCATCAAAGATGCCGTAGTACTTAGGCAGTCCTGTTTCGGTCGAGTCAGGATAAGCCTCGTTAATATAATTTACATCTTTAGGAAGAAGATATGTCCTGTTGTTACCGCTAGTAACAGCAAGACTTAAAGCGGCAATAAAGTCAGTAGGCTGAGAAAGATATTGACCACCACTCGTGAAACTACCCGTTACGTTTCTTCTGAACATGGGTAGCTGAACGGCATAAAATATGCGCGTTTCAACAATCCGTATCATCTCATCCAGATTGTTCACAAACGTCGTTTCAGTATTATCTACATAATCCTGTATAGCCGTTTTAAGTGTGGTAAATGTCCAAGCCATAATCCATTAGCCGTTTTTACGAAACTGTTGAGCGCGAGCCGCACCACTGCCACGGGCAATAGAACCGCCCATACCCTTTTTCTCTTTACGCTTAGAAGCTTGGTTAGCCCCTTCCACTCGTTCCGAAGGGGCGGTTTGAAGTTGAATTGTATCTTTTTTATCTTCTCCAATACCAGCAGCAGCAATGTCTTCAGCAACGCCGCCACCGCCCATCTTCATCTTGCCATAAGAGAGACTTCCGCCACCCATATACATAACCTTACCGCCGCCCATCATCTTTCCCTTACCGTCAGCAGCATAAAAGGGAACTTTATCTCCCTGCTTGTTTTTGACCATCTTAAGGCCACCGCCACCCATGCGCTTTTCCGCATCTGGGTAAGGTATTTTCTTTCCGTTCATCTTTGGCATAGCACCCTCCTCAAGTTACCAGTAACTTATCGACCGCCTTTTTCTTTCAAGACAACACCAGCAGCTACCGTTATAGCTGCCGCAATCATCAGCCACACCGCCATAACAGGCACGACAGTCGAAAGAAGAATGGCACCAACGCCTACAGCCAACCAAGTCGTAGGCTCAACAATGCGTGATTTAATCCAGTTCATAGTTTCCTCCTAGGCAACAGTTATTGTTACATCACCGACAGAACCCGCTAAAGACAGGCTGTCAGTACCGTCAGGTGCTGTTCCGCCATCCCCCACAGGGTTCCAGCCAAAAAACTCCCTACTCGCCTCTAGACCTTTGTCAGGGCGCGGATCACGCAATGACTGAGGATCGAATATCCTAATGCGCCCCAGAAAGTTCTGAGGCTGGTCTGGGTCTACCACATCGTATCCCACACGAAGCCCAGTCCTCACACCATTCTGAACCTCGTACACAAGCTTTTCCAAGGGATATCTAAAACCAGTACGGTCACAAAACCCAAATGCATACTTAGCTCTTGCGTATGGCCCAGTCATAATGAATACGAATCCATCTGAGGCGTGAACGAATAAGAAGCCTTTTCTCTATCTTCTTGTGCCGCAAGCTCAAACTGCTCATCATAAACAGACTTAAGCATTTGTATTCTAGGCGCAGCTTCTGGGCGCTTCATAGCTATATGATATGCGAGACCGGCAACCATGCAGGGAAGAAACCGCGCTGGAATGTCTGAGGTGTTACTGGACTTTGCTCCCGTGTCCTCAACTCGACGCAGCCTAAAATAACGAACAAAGTCACCGTTGTAAGTGCTGCTTGGGATGGGCCAAAGAGTAACAGTCGGAGCATCCCGCAAACGGTTGATATATATTTGTGTTGGCTTACCCTGAGTTAATTTATTAGTTATCTGAGAGTAAGTACTGACAGACATCCTGTATAATGCTGTATCTGTCTGATCTGTTTCACCACTATCCGTTCTGAGCGTATGCTCTAAAAGATCAATAGTGTCAGACGGTAGCGTGTAAGTAGCAGTGCCTGTAACAAGTGTGACGCTGCCTTCCTCGACAAGCCACAGATTTATTCCACGGTTAGCCCACTCCAAACCCATCAAGTTCAGGCTGCGCCTTGCAGTAGCAAGGTCATATCCACTACGCATCTCAAGACCAGCCCGTTCGTAAGCTTCCTCACAAAGCTCTGCTATGTCGAGATTAAATGTAGATGTTCCGCTAACCGCCATTCACTATGCCTTTTTCTTTCTTCTGGTAGAAACCGTTTTAGACTCCATCCCCTTTAGCTTGCCAGAGTTTACCCCAGCATAAAATATCTCTTTTCCTTTTTTTGCACCGTAACGATTTTTCATAGTCGTTAAAGTTTTCTCCCCCTTTACTGTAAGAGGCATCAGTCCATCCTTGGTCCTCTTGCCCCTTCAATGGGACGAGGTTTTCGGACCTGTTTACTATCAGGAATAGCTACTCCTCCAACACCGCTTAAAAATTCCTGAGCTTGCCTTGACGCAAGAATGTCTTCAAGAATTTGTCTGTCTCCCGCAGTGCCAATTCCTTCAGCAAACTTGCCAATTTCCTGCAATCTTTTTTCAAACCCACTGTAGTCAGGACCGGCTGCTGCAACATCAGCGGATACTCCACCGGCTTGCATTTTCATTTTCTTCTGTTGATCTTTATATTTCATGAGATGTTTTCCTCTTCAGACTTCTTCTTCCGATACCTGTCTTTCATTACCATTCCGGGCAGAAGACCAAACATGAACCCTCGGTTTTCCTTCCCAAGCTTGTCATAAAGCATTGCTGCTGGAGAGAATGTTTTCAGTAACCCGCCCATATCTTTTCCCATAGGCTTTATGTCTTCAGCAACACCGCCGCCAGCCATTTTCATCTTCTTGCTCTGGTCTTTGTATTTCATCTTAGTTTCCTTTTATTGGAATGTGAGAAACTTCGCTTACAGGACGAACCTCAGTTAAAACAATTTTTATAAGGTCGTAATTCTTTCCAACCTTTTTGTTTGTTTCCGCAACTGAAGTTTCCAGCACTGCTACTTTCTTGTCCATATCAACCAAAAGCAAAATAGCCCAGCCGCCAATGGCTAAACAGCAAGATGTTAAAACAGTTACCAAGTGCCCTCTCATGACCGCCTCTTAACGCCCTTCACAGATTTCTGTGATTTAGGAGGAGACTTCTTTGATTTTCCGGGGCCACCCCAAAGCTCTTTATTAGCCCAGTACGCAGCAGACATCTTGCCCTTTTTGATGTTCTTTGCGTGACGAGCCTTAAAACTTTTCCGAGCTTCAGGGGAATAGTTGTGCCCCATTGACGAGTCACCGTAATGAATAAGCTTGATCTTATCGCCGTCTTTAGCAAGAACCATTCCTTTCTTGCCGGAACGATTAGACCGCTTTGGCTTATTAAACCCAGCAAACTTAGTGCCGCGATACTCAATGCCGCCACTAGGTAGCCTTTTTACGCCGGGATAAGCCTTAGCCATTATCAGTAACTTTTTCTGCCGGAAATAAGAATTGTGTAGGTATCGTTACTGGCATGACCAACTGTCGTAAACAGAACGTCACCAGTTACACCAGAACCTGCATTGTTCCAGATACCGCCAAAATCCCTGTAATCATGATGACCGGAAGAAGTCTCACCCAACTCAATAACAAAGGCATTGCTCGTTGCGTCAAAAAGCAACTGAACCTTCATCCCCACACACTGCCACCAAATCTGTTCAATGGTAAATTTGGTACATGCGTTTTGAGTCACATGCTCTTTCTCAAGTGCCGATACATCAACTTTGACAACGGCAGCTTCGCCTGAGCCGTCACTAATGTTCGTAAACTTAAACGCAGCGTTTTTCTGGCCATCAACAATCGTTTGGGTTGTTACCGCATCTGCCACGAGCTTACTCCTTTATCTTGCCCTGCAAGACAAGGGACTTGTACTCAGCACTCCCCACAGGGGGAGTGCTGGCAGCAACGGCCTTTTTTGCAGAAGCTTTAGGTGCAGACTTTTTTTCCGCAGCCTTAACCTTTGGTTTCGTCGCCATGTTCTATCTCCTAACGAGTTTGAGAAGCGAACAGGTAATCTACCGCCATAGACTTCGTGCCTGTAGCAGAACCAGAAAGCTCCATAGCGCCAATAGTCATATTCTCATCGTCAGGGATATTGGCAGTATGCGTAGCTACAAGAAGCCGGTTTACAAAAAACTCAACACTTGATGTGTTGATTACATGGAAACCGAGCGTCACTGCCGTACCGCTGGCAATATCAATCCCCGAATCCGTTGAAGTTTCCGTACCGTCTTTCTCCGTCTTGCAGAGAATGTTGCTGTCACCATCGTTTACCTGAAACACAATACGGTCAGCAGCAGTAAGCATTGCTTCGGGGTTGGTCGCAAAGTTAACCGTCAGACCAACACAGATATCCATGTTGCTACCCTCTGCATCCGTAGGGGTAAGCTTGGTCTCAAACCAGATGTCGCGATCTGCGTTAACGGCAAAAATTTCGTTGCCTTGTACAGAAGCACCATCATTGTCGGTGGTTGCCTGACTTGACAGGACCAATGTCCCGCTTTCAGCGTCAGCACCAAGAGCAGCAGAAGCACTGCTGTCTTTGATCACTGTCCAGTCATTTGTTGAATCTAGAGCAATACCCGTGAAGTCGTCCATATAAACGACATAGTCAGGGCTTGCGGTGATGGGCAGGTTAGAAAACCATTTGCGGCTTCCATCCTTACCTGCATGAAGGATCGGTCCAGTAAAATGCACAGCCATGTTATATCTCCTGTCGTGGCTAGTGTCGGCTTTCGCCGTCAGGATGTATAAAAAAGGGGAGGGGCGAACCCCTCCCCCCTACGGTTTTAGGAAGAACCCGGAGAACCGTAAATTCCGAGAGGGTCAGATACTCCGAAGGAGTAGCGTTCCCGTGCCTTGTAACGAACATTACCAGTATCGAAGTCACCGTCCATGCTGGTCTGCATGGGAGTGCGCTCGAAGTGCTTCATGCCATTAGGAACATCGGTAACGATAAAGAAGGCATTGGTATCGGTCAGGTAGTGGTTGACCTCATAGCCTTCTGGAATCGAACCGTTGCTACGAATAGCATTGATGTCGTTATCAGCAGTTCCAACCCGAAGCTCCGACTGGAGAATACGAGTTGCAACAAATGTCAGTGCAGGTGGAATAATCAACCTACGCGGACGGGCTGCAATAAGAAGACCACGCTCATCAACGTATGCAGCAATATCAATTACCGCATTCTCAAGAGTGGTTTCGTTCAAGTCAGCCGCTGTTGCTGGACGGTTGGAGTTCGTGCCACCCGCAACCGTTGGGTGAGAAGCATTAAACAGCGTTACACCATCACCAGACTGGTAGGTGTCAAACCCCGTATTCAGGGGAGTAACAGCCTTGGTCTGCTTGCTGTAAGCCATGCCACGAGCCAGAGCCTTGGTATAACGAGCCGAGAGCGAGTCATACAGGTTGTCTTCCATTGCCTCTTCGGTAATGGAAAAGCCCATAGCAACCGTCTCATGGTTATACCGAGCCGTAAATGACTCTTGTGCGCTGTCGTAAGAAATAGCTTCGCCTTCGGGCTTAACCGGGGCGGAACCAAATCCAGACAACTTAACTTCTTCCTCAAAGCTACGATCAGAACTTTCTGTCTCGTAGATCATCGTGTGTTCGTCTTCGTACTTTTCGTACTCCAAACCGAACAGGGCGTTTAGGCCCGGAAGAAGTTCTTTAAGGAGTTGTGTTCTTGCAATAGCCATAACTCAATCCCCCTATGCCGAACCAGTTGTGGATGAATGCTGGTGATAGTTAAACTTGCACACCAGAATTGGGAAAGTCGTACCCTTCTCATCCCCTTCGTTTCCGCCGAGATAGTCAATTACCCGAATTGGGTTCTGAGCATCGGTAGAAAGTTCAGAAATATCCAGAGCAACACGGCTAACATTCAAAGTGGTGTTAGGCGCAGTCTGGATTAGAAGAGTGTTTTTCCCGTAAATGTCCCCTACGTTAGTAGGCGCAGCATCCGCTTGGATGGTGAACAGAACATTAGGATCATCAACCACATACGCCATAGCATCAGAGGCAACCAAACTGGCTGGCCACTTTTGACTAAACGTAAGTTGTCCAGAGTTGGGGTCTGTATATTTACAGCCCATGAAAATACCGACCATATCAATGGCGGTTGAGTCGTCGCCCGTTGCGGACTGCTTCTCAATGGTGGTGGCGGTTCCGCCATCTACTAGTTGAACAATGTCACCTACGCAGATAGCTGTGCCATAGCCTGAGGCTATTGGATACTGGCGCGATACTTCTAACGAACCACTATCCAACCGACCAATGGGGCGCAGACCGAAGGGTGCAGCAGTTGAGGACATTTCTGTCTCCTTTTCGCATCTTCAGTTGAAAAAAACCCATAGGACTTACTATGAGCGGCCATTTCCGAAACCAACCCGCGTCGAGTTCTCTGGACGGAGAACAGGCATCCGTGGGTCGCTTTCTCTTAGATAGCTCTGGTCAACTGCATCAATCTGCTGTTTGGTTTTGCTTGCATAGTAGTCATCCCGCTTCCGCATATTTTCTTCAGCGGTGCGACAAAGCAATAAACCACCAACTTCAATAGACCCTTCAAACCGCGAGTTGTGGTCAGTCAGGACTTGCATTTCAGGATGGTCGTCAACAGGAACAGGTTCCCAACCCTCTCTAAAGCGTTGAGAAACATTCGTGTTGTCGGCTTCCCCTAAAGTGGCCGTGCGTATCCATCGATACACATAACCGTCTACAGGAGTTGGCTCAGGCAGAAGTGACGGAGGTGCCCAGCTTTTTTCGCGCTCACTCATCTCGCGGGTTTCTCTATCACCCAAGCTGGCGGCGGTTCTCGATTCGCGCTTATCACCGTCGAACAGTTCACTATCATCTTTATCTTTAGCCATTCGCTTGCTCCTTCAAAAGCTGCTTCGCGTACTGTTCGTTAGTAATCCCAAGCTTTCTAGCGAGGTCCACTTGGGTCTTCGTGAGTTTGGCTCGCGTTGGTTTTTTGTTACTGCTACGAGTAGCTGGCGCAACCACGGGGGCCACTGTTTCTTCCGATTCAACTTCTACTGAAATACTTTCAGCATCCGTTGACTCACGAACATCAGAAGAAACAGAACTTTCTGTAGAACCATTTTGGTAGTTATTGTTAATTTCGTCAATAGGGAAATGTTTTCGCATTTCCTCATCGATCATCTCGTAATACTCTGAACCATTGGGATGAACTCCCTTTTGCTGCGTAAGCTCATAATGCAAACCCATTGCATAAGCAGTTAGCTTTTGATCTTTCTGGAACCACGGGTTTTTCCTTATCCAATCCGCGTCCCGCTCTGTCAGAGTAATATCAGGTTTTTGCGGTGCGGCAGCGGCAGGGGCCGGGGTTTGGGCAAGAACCTCTCGCTGACTAATCGCTTCCTGAAGCTTGCGTCCGTCAAACATTAACTCGTTAAGCTGTGTCTGAGCAGAAACAATTTCTTCAGCGTTTCCTTCGTCATAAGCTTTAGTCAAGTCTGACTGTGCCTGAGCAAGATCAGCGTCGTTCTTTGCTTTGGTCACATCGAACAAAGCCGAATTACCGCTTTTTAACAAAGCCTTAAGCTGTTCATTCTCCTGACGTATGGTCTGGGCAACATTGATAGCTTCAGTCTGCATACGTTGCGCTGCTTCAGCTTCACGCCGCTTGTCATGAAACTCACGCTTAAGCTGACCAATCCTGTCCTGCGCTCGTTGACCGACACCCTTGATTTCGTCTTCATCATCAGAAGCGCCCTTGTCCAAGAAAGGACGATCTTCTTCCGGGGTGTCATCAATAACCTCAATCTCAAAAAGCTCTTCTTGAGGTTCTTTCGATACTTCGGGTTTTTCTTCAGCCATCTCTAAGCCCTCGTAATGCCGCGTGGGTCTTCCACAACAGCTTCAACATTATCGTCGTTAATAAGACGAAACTCTTTACCGTGGATACGGATGCGGGTTCCCTGAAAAGCACGGAACAGGATAAAGTCCCCTTCCTTACAGTAAGCTCCCGTAGGGAACTTCTTGCTCTGATCTGCCGTCTGGTCGTAACAATCTGGACCCAACTTCAGCACAAAGCCTACCACTGTAGAATACTCTTCAAGCTCCCTGACTATGTCGGGCTTGATGATGCCACCTTCAGTGGTTTCTTCGATTTCGGGGAGGGCTATCAGTATTTTATAGCCACAGGGCTTGGGTAACTGAGAGGCTGTTTCTTCTTCAACTACCTCTTTGAGCGACGGGCGCTCCTTCTCTAACGTCTTCGTCATTCTTTCTGTCTCCGCGAGCAATGCTCGATTCGCGCTGAATTATTACAGGCACAGCGGTATCCTGTTTAGTCATCGTCTTGAAGCTTGCTAGAGAGATCAACCATCTCCCTCTCTACCATAGCTATTCCTTCTATGCGTCCGACCATGCGACTGTACTCAGCCATATCCTTTGCACCACCAGACGCAAGATGGTCTGCCCCGTCGTTCATCTGTTCTCGCATGAACTTCTGTAGACGAGTCAATATGTGGTCGCCTTGTATACTCACTAACGATACCTCCTTGTTTTCTTTGCAATTTTTTTGGGTTGCGCGACGTGCTGCTTACCTTTCTTTGTACCTTTGCGTTTAGCCTTTGTGGTAGCCGCGTATTCCTTGGAGCTTAATTTCTTGATAGCTTTTTCTGGAAGATACCTTTCCCCTGTTGCCTTCTTCCCCTGCGTGGACGGCTTGCCAGACTTGGTTCGCCACTTCTGCTTTGTCCAATTCTTCAGGGATTTCTGGGATTTTTTAAGGGCCATTACTTGCCGACCTTTTTCATCGCTTGCTTGTGCGCTGCGGTAAAGGTGCCACCGTTTCGCATGACCTTTCTCATTTCAGTCATGTGTTTTTTGGTGTGGTGAACGGCGTGTTTCTTCAGGGTGTCTTCCTGACGCTTGGTCAGCTTGCCGGGAGCTTTCTTTTTGACGGCCATTATTTATAACCTCCACCAGCTTTCTTGTACTGGGAAGCCAGCATCTGGGCCTTTCTTGCCGACCACTGTCCCGGTTTTCCGCCTTTGCCTCCCGCCTTAATCTTATTGAACAGGCGTTTACGCATGGTGGGCTTTGTGTAGTTTCCCGCTTCGTTAACTCGTGACTTAGTCTTCTTTTTTGCTGGCATTACCTGCGGCCTCCACAATGTCTTCAGCAATCTTGGCCCCTAGCTTGGCACCTTCGATCTTCTCCTTAGACGAGGTCTCATTGTCATCGACAGCAGCCTTCATGCTTTCCGTTGCAATCTTGGCCCCAATCTGAGCGCCCGTCGTTTTCTCCTGAGATGAAATACGCATCCGCTCTGTCTCTGCCGTTGTCTGGGTTTTGAGAAGGTCAGCTTCGACACGCATCTGGTCTCCCTTGGCTTTCCGCTCGATATCCGCCGCTTGCAATCGAAGCTCTTCCTGCTGCATCTGAACAACGGGGTCTTCCATTCTTTTGCGGTTTTCTTCGGCCTGAGCTTCCGCGATATCTTTTTGCAGAAGCTTCTCTGCGGCAGCGGCCACAAGACCTGCAAGCCTTTGCTCCACGTCGCGTGGCAGCGGCTCTCCAATCGGGGGAAGCTCGACACCAAGCTGCTCTTCAATTTCAGAACGATACTGGAACGCCAGATGTTCACGAAGATGAGCCTCAAGCGCAGCTTGTATTGCAGCAGCGTTAGGCGACTGCTGTACGAGAGCCAGTATCTTCGGGTCTTGTATAGCTGCCATATGGGTACGGATGTGTGCTTCATGATCCTGATAAGCGAAAGCCTTGACGGGCTTCATGTTAATTATGTTCATGTTTTCGCTGACAGGGTCTTCCGGCATAACCTCCGCGCCGACAGGAATAATCTTGTCTACGTTCTGGATACCCAGAGTTTCCAGCATTTGCTTGTGAAGCTGGGGCAAGTCATACATTTGTGGGGCTTGCTGGGCGAGTTGGAGCGCAGCCTGATACTGCATAATCCGCTGCGCCATTGTCGTAGCGTTGGGGTCCGAAACAGGAATTACATCAATGCGGTCATCAAAGTCCGTCTTACGATTGGCGTCTCCATTGACTTCGTAGTCATAGACGGCGGGAAGGAAGTCTTTGATAACACCCGCTAGTATCTTGAACTCGTTACGCAAGGAAGCATGTAGCCGCGCCTGACACGCAGACATGACTTTCATGGATCGTTCAAGGATAGCAAGCGTGGAGCCAACGGGAGCCTGATTGCTCATCTCTCCGATATTCATATCGGGAACAGCCGCATATTTACGGGCTTCGTCAACGATTGTGCCAAGCAACTGGTAAAGAGTTCCAGACGGTTCCTTGTATGGCATGAAGCTTATGTTGTCGCGGATCGAGCCTCCGGGTACATCAACGTCACGAAACTCGCCGGGAGCTATCGGTGAATCGTCACCCTTAATCCGCAAGCCTCGCGTCTTCAGACCTGCGGGAAGATTGCTCAGGGTTCCGGCATCAACTAGCTGGCGCAGAATAGACGTGGCAGACTTTGCCATGCCACCGATCATGTGGGTCAGTCCAATCCCGTAGAACCCAAGTCCCGGCATAAATTTGTAGTGCGAGAAGTGCATACGCCGCATCTTGCGCTCGTCGCCCTTGTTCCAGTTCTTGCGAATTGAAAGAATGTCGCGAGACTGGCTATCGATGGTCACAACATACGGACACGCAATCCCTGTCGGCTCACCGTCCTTCTCGTCTTCGTATCCTTCAAGATCAAGGTCAACGTGCATTTCAAGAAGGGTATAGCGATCATCATACTCGACAGACGGATCATCACCCTGAATGCGATCATAGGCAGATTGTATCTGGCTGTAATCAGGGCTTGGCTCAGGAAGATCAACATCCCTGTAGAACCCCGCCACCTGTAGCTTTCTGACTTCGTTGGTCGTCTTCTTCATTACATGGGTGAACCGCTGACAGCTTCTCAGGTCAGTCGCGCCATACGCCACAACCAAGTCTTCCGCTGGTACAAACACGGCACACGCCCTGCCCATATCTACGTCGTAATAAATTTTCTTGAAGGCTGATCCCGCGAGCGGCAGATGAAACAATAGCTGCTCATGCTCGCTGCGATAGTCAGTCATGACTTCCGTGATCTGGAAGTTCATTTCATTCTGCACACGAAGAGCCTGTTCTTCTTTTTCCGTATCTATGTTGCCAAGCACCTGCGTCTTGACGGGACCGGAAGAAGGAAAGGTTTCCATCATGGAGTGCGCCTGATAGCGAATAATGCTTTCTGTCAGCACGGGATGGAAGACACCACAGGCACCGGGAAACGGCTGTGTTCTGTCTTCGATTTTGAGACCGAGAAGATCAAGACCCTTGATGTATGTTGTTTCCCAGTCTTTGCGGGACATACGGTCTGACTCATATTGACCCATCAACTCCATCGCAAGATGTTGCAAGTCACCGTCTTCCATGAACTCGGCAAGGTTTGCATTGTGTGCGCTGGCGTCTGGGTCTTCGTCTTCAGAGCGCGGATCAAACTCAATGATCACGCCGCCGTCCTCGGTTTCAATCGAAACAGCCTCAGGATTGAGAACACCTATTGATACGTCAGCCTCGTCCTGCTCGGTATCAACCTCGATTACTTCTTCCGTTTCTTCTGGAAACGGTCCACTCACCAAGGGTTTCTCTATAGCCATTAGCCCGTCCTTCCGATCAGTAATACTCTACAGTGTCACGCCAATGCTCCTGCTCCACTTCATCACCGGCAGCGCGGACAAACCCACCCTGCCTGAAACGCAGTAATGCCTGAGTGCTGGAGTCCACCAGATCATCATTAGACCCGGAAGGAAATGAAGCAAACTGCTCTATAACCTCTTCAGCCCATCGGGTCTGTGGTGCCCAAACAATTCCAGAATGGAAAAGGTCAGCAACCGCATTTACCCGTGCAATCTTATCGTTACCGCGACTCGGCGTAAAGTCCGTTACTGGTATACCCATTTGCCTTAATTCAAATATCAAAGGCATTCCTGTTGCTTTTCCTTCGACTATAAATGCGTCTGGTGTCCAGTCACAGTAATGCTCATAAGCTTTTGCTTTGAGTTCTGGAAACTCCATCCTGTCTTGGAATGCATTTAACAGTATCAGGTGATGGTTGTTAGCTTCTTCATTGAACCACACACCCCATGTCGTACACGCAGAAAAGTCGCTTCGTTGTGTTTTGAGGAAAGCCGTGTCCCAAGACTGAATAATAAAATCACAAGGGGGAGGGTCTTCGCGCTCCCACTCCTGCCACCATTCCCTTTTGATAATAGCGCCCTGCTCACTTGTCGGGTCTTGCTGATACTGAGCCGACCACTTGCTTACAGGCAATTCATTCCTAAGGGTTTCGAGTTCCTCAAGCTGCCAGAACTCAGGCCACAACGCGCTACCTGACGGCATGATTGCGGGTAACTCAATAAGCTCCCACTCATCAGAACCCTGCCGCTCAATCGACGCCTTGATAATCTGGCCCGTAAGGTCACGCTGGTGCCACCGCGTCATAACGATAACGATGGCTCCTCCGGGCTGGAGACGCTGGCGTGGGCCTGAGGTGTACCATTCATACACACGATCAAACACGTCAGCGTTATATGCCCCCTGCTGGGCATCCTGTTCGGAGTGCGGATCATCGATAATCAGGAGGTCAGCACCTTTACCAGTTACAGCACCGCCGACACCGATAGAGAAGTAGTCGCCGCCAAGGTTTGTATTCCACCGACCGGCTGCTTTTGAGTCAGCCCTTAATGAAACATTTGGAAATATATCCTTGAAGGACTCATCCTGAAAAAGGTTCCTGACCTTTCGGCCAAAGCCTGTAGCGAGTTCGGCGGTATGTGCGGTCTGGATAACTTTCTTTTCCGGGTACTGCCCTAGAAACCAAGCAGGAAGCAGATAACTTGCAAACTCAGATTTGGTATGACGGGGTGGCATGTTGATAATCAGACGCTTGAGTTCACCCCGTGCGACACGCTCGAACGCCTCGCCCATAATCTCATGGTGCCGTCCTTCGATAAACGCTGGCCACACAGACTTAACGAAAGTGATATATTCGCTTTGACAGTTTTCCCGCGTCTCTGCTTTTTTAATTTTGTCTACAAGCGCAAGAAGCTCGACCCTGTCATCATGACTTATCTTGTCAATATCGACAGCGGCTAAATTCATGGTCTAGTTCTTTTCCTTGGCAGAAGCTGGCCACCGACCAAACAAACGCACTGACCAGTAAGCTGACCACATCTTGTAAGCGGGGACAGGCGGTTCCGCACTCTGCATACCCCACAGAAAGATATTGTCCGAAAGCTTCCGCGCCTTCCGCCATGTGGACTTTCTGGGGTTGGATGAATGGAAGTATTTTCTAAGGGAAGCATACAGATGATCATGGATGACAGCCGCTCTCGCCACATCCCACGGAGATATCACAGCCCACACAATACGGGGCACCGAAGCCAGATCAGTCTGCATACCTTCGACGCACGTCACCTTTCCCATAACAAGGCTCTTGTGCGAGGAAACATTTACCCCGATCTGACGCAGGAGGCTAACCTCGTCCTTGGCAATAAGCCGCGAACTGAACGACAAAGGCTTCTGCAACACCCACGTTTTTGGCGGCGTAAACTCTGCCGCTATCTTAGCGTTAAATTTCCCCTTCAATCTTCCCTCCCTTGAGGGCGCGATTTGCTAACATTCCGTAGAACGCAGCCGCCCTTCCATCGGAAACATTTGCTATATCCAGTATCTCCTGTAACGCATCCTCCAGAACCTGAATACGTTCCAGTAACTCCTTCTCAAACCCGATCAGAAGATCGTCATCCTGATCAGTCATACTCATACCCTTGTCCATATATCAAAATTACACGTTCTTGCACAGGGGGAATGCCACACCGATACGGCAAGTGCCCGATCCGGTTTACCGCCCTTACCCAGATAATCCTCGCGCCAGTCCATCATGGCAAACTCACTCGGCCTGTGCTTGACAAACTGCTTCCTCCCCTTGGCACAAGCCCACAACCTTTCCGGCGACACCAGTACCATCCGCTTCACCCCTATCAGAAACGCATGATCGATAAACTCACGGATATACTTGAAGGGTGGATTGGTAATCAGGTTCTCATGGAGAGCGCCATCGAAGTCAAAGAAGTCTTTGCCATGTTGAATGTCCGTGCGTATCGGGGTGTAGCCTAGATACTCCAGAGAATTACTCAGGTGCCCACCACCATTGCACGGCTCCCAGAAACTACACGGCCCCCAGTCCAGCCTTCTGCCTATCTGCTCAACTATCGAAATGGGGGTGGGGTAGTAATCAAATTCTTTTCTCATATGCCCCTTGCCGAATGCTCAGAATTATGATATTTAGGTAGCCTGTTATCAACTGTTAGCAGTTACTAGCTGTTAATTGCTATTAACTATTAAAACCTTAACAGTTAACTTAACAGTTAATAGCAACTGTTAATAACAGGCTCCTTTCCTGTAGAATTATATAGCACACCCATAGCCCACTGTAAACCTACCTCCCTTTGTTTCAGTTGTATAAGGGTGGGGGCACACTCAAGGCCATTACAGAAACAGGTAATGGGGGGGGCTATCAAATCCAGCTAATCGTTTGAGTGAAACAGCGTGTATGGTGGCCCAGCCGACACGCCTAGCCGCCTCAGGGGGTGGCCCCTCGGCGTCTGGCCGTCAGAACAGTTGGCCTTTTAGGGGTGGGGTCTTTTGACCTAGACGACCCACTGCCCGCTGCCAGCCCACCGACTGCCCTGCTACGAGTCATCAGTGACTCGACCGATCAGATCGGCAAGCTTGTCTTCCAACTCCCCGCGCAGTTCATCTGCGCTGCGAGTGTCCTCCTGATTTTCCACCACGTCCACGAATAACCGTTCATGTTTTCCCAGCAGTTCAAGCGCCCTGATACGAGCGGCATCTGCTTCAGCAGTCATTGCCTCCACCTCCAGCCGTTCGAGAACCATCGCCCTCCGGGAGAGGCCGCTGCGCTGTGCTGCCCTCTCCTTCTCCCCTAATCCAGCATCTATCCTTCGGGATACCTCAGGGTGTGCAGCCAACGTGCTTGCCTCAGTGTGGACCGCCGATGGCTTCATGCCCTCCGCAGAGTATGCGCGGCGGTAAGCCTCGCTCTGGCTCAGTCCCGACACCACCCCATCAGCGAATGCCTGTTGCTTACTCGTCAGCGATCGCCGCCCCTTGCCCGACGACTTGCCGCTCTCGGTCCCGCCGACCACCTTCAAACCATCCTGTGCCACGTCGTCACCTCATGCTGATTGATCACCATCAGATGGTAGCTCACACCCGCTGTTCTGTCAGTGTGATTTGCTGGCCATCGATACGGGAGAATCACCCCCTCAAATTAATTTGAAATGATGTGTTGACGATGGGAGCCGATGGGCCTATATAATGCTCACGGCCATCGCGAGGCAAAAACAACGCGGACCACAACGCAGGGGGACACAAGGCATCCTCGAAGCGCAGGGCACCTGATCAGACCCAGCCGAAAGAAAAATTGTGTCCGGTGCTGATGCTGCACCGCTGATGATGATCCAGCAGGATCGAAACACACACACAACTCCGAAGGGAACTACAACATGACCTACCTTATCCAAGAAGCCGCCAACGTCGCCAACACCATCTCCGTCAAAGAGGGTGAGATTTCCAGCCTCCGCTCCGAACTGAATGTTGAAGCAGACAAGTTCAGCCTGATCGCCCTGATCGCAGTCGAGGCGATCAACGCTGACATCCTTCGCAACCGCAAAGGCCGCAAGGCCGATGCCGGTGCATTCCTCGAAACGGTCTGCTTCGACGTGCTCGGCCAGAAGAACAAGTCGGGCAAGGGCAAGAAGCTTGCTGAGAATGCTCAGAAGCTTGCCAAGTCCGACGACTTCGCCGAGGTCATCGGAGACGGGGCTGTCGCGATCAGCAGGACCACTCAGGAAAGCAGTGCGTGGGTCAACGCGATTGCTGAGGTCAGCCGCGAAGTCGCTGACATTTGCGATGCCCTTGAGATCAACAGCTACAACAAGCTGGTCCAACACCTCAACCCGGTGGAAGAGGTCAGCGACGAAGAGAAGCTGGTCGCCCTCGCCCAGAAACTGGTGAAGGCAAACGGTCTCGACCTCGACACTGTCGAGGGCATGACCGCTGTCTGGGAATTGCTGGAGCGGTCAACATCTGCCGCCGTCGCAATCTCGAACGGTCATGAGAACGTGACTGTCCTCAAACAGGCAGCGTAACCAATCGCCGGGGGCTTCGGCTCCCGGCACCAACTGGGGAGACTGACATGGAACATCACTACAAAGGCTGGATCATCGAGCGCATGGAAGCCGGTCACTTCAACATGCGCCCCGCCACCGAAGAATGCTGGACCGATGGCGCAGAGTTGCTGCGCGAAGCGAAGGCCATGATCGACCGCTGGACCGACTAATCCCAACACCAACCAAAGGAGACACACATGGTTGACCACTCCCGATCTAATCGGATCATTCAAGCCGCGCATGAGCGTGGCGACATCAAGCCGATACCCGTGCTTGACGTTATCCGCAAACGTCTTCGTCACGACGAAGACCTGCGCTTCATTGCTGATCTTCCCGATCAGTCTCTGGAGACCCTGAGGAAATGTGTTCTTGGGAACGACTAGCCCACTGACGATGACCCTCTGGCAGGGGTCGAAACCGTCGCCATCAGGCGGCGGTCTGGGTAGCCAGAAGTTACCAGTGACTCATCAACATCAACTCCGAAGGGAACTATCATGGAAATCTTTGCAAGCTTCGTCGTCATCACCACCGTCGTCTTCTTTGTCATCACCATCATGGGGATGTGGGCGACAGGCGTCTTTGGCGACGAACAGGTCGCCGCCATCAAGCGCCAGCACAAGCGTGAGGAAAAACTTGCTCGTGAACGTGAGCGTCATATCCGCGCAATGGTCGCGGCCCGTAAGTAAGGAGGCAAATCAAATGTTTGTTTCAGCCGAAACTATCACCGAGATTGCATCAGATATGCAGTCTCGCTTCGAGTGCGATCTGCATTCTCAGTCGTCTATCTCTGAGATTGCCCGTGCGGCCAGAGAAGAACTGGCTGATCGCGGATTGCCAACCCGCAAGTCGCTGTCAGTCGTCATTGCCAAAGTCGCCCTGATGACGTGGCAGTCCACCATTTTTGAAACCAAGCACAACCCGGAAGGAAGCTAACCATGAAATACTCTCAAGCTTTACGCATCACCCTCGCCATCCTCAAGTCCGGCGGCGTTCCATATCTCGAAGGCGAACCCGGACTGGGCAAGACTGCCTTGGCCCGACAGATCGCCAAGCAACTGGGCGGCAACCTGATCTACGCTCCGGTGCCGACGATGGCCCGTGAAGACTGGACTGGCATTCCTGACGTGTCAGGGGCAATGACCACCTTCAAGCCAATGGACTGGCTACCCCGTGCAGATCGTGACGGGGATGTCGGTGTGCTTCTCATTGACGAGTTACCGCAGGGTGACGAAGGCGTCCTCAACGGTGCCGCACGTCTCTTGCTGGAACGTGAGTTGCACGGCTATCAGTTGCCTGACGGCTGGTCGGTGATTGCCACTGGCAACCGCTCCAAAGACAAGGCGGGTTGTCGCCCACTGCCAACCCATGTGCGTGACCGCCTGACTGTCGTGCCGCTCGAAGCAGACGTTGACGACTGGGCTGCATGGGCTGGCCAGTCCGGTATCGACCATCGTGTGGTCGGCTATGTGCGGCATCGCCCTGATGCCCTGCAAGAGTTCGACCCCAAGGCCGAGGTCAGCCCGACTGCACGGTCGTGGTCGGCGGTGTCTGCGCTGCTGCCGCATATCGAAAGCCGGGACTATCTTCCCGCGCTATCCGGTCTGATTGGGCAGGGACGTGCGGCTGAGTTTGCCGGGTTCCTCCGCATCTTCGACCGGCTGATCCCGGTCAGCAAGGTGTTCGATGACCCTGAGAACTGCGAGGTGCCTACGGATACCGACGTGACTATCGCGCTGGTCGCCAACATCGCCAAGCGGGTGGACGAGGACACCATCGAGGCTGCGCTGATCTACGGCAAACGACTAGGCCGTGAGTTTGGTGTCGTGCTGGTGCGTGACATTCTCTCGCGCCATCCCGATCTGGCTGAGACCAAGGCGGTCTGCCAGTACCGCGCAGACAATGCCGACGTGGAACTCGGCTAACGGTGTGGGGGCTTCGGCCCCTGCATCTACCAGCACATCACATCCGGTGTGCTGATAGATGCAAATGCATCTACGAGTCATCAGTGACTCGTCAACATCAATCCGAGAGGTGAATTATGCTTTCAGAAAAAGCACTGCTTGTGAGGCTGTCGGTGAAATACCCCAGCTTCTCCAAGACTGACAAGGGCGTATCGCTCGAAGTCGCGGACCAGAAGAACGCCAACCAACGGGCGGTCAAGGTCATCAAGACGCTGATCGATACTACCCACCCCGCATACAAGGCGGTGAAGACTGCTCGTGGTGCGCTCTACAATGTGTTCGCCGCCGAGACTGCGCCGTGGTCCGAGGATGGCTGGTACATCATCAAGGCCAAGGGCTATGACCGCTTCACCGAAGTGATGCGTGAGAAGACCGACGCCTTCGACATCGCGGTGGCTGACTTCCTCAAGGTCTATCCTGAGTTGGTTGATCAGGCACCGCATCGACTGGGCGACCTGTTCGACGCTGACATATTTCCCAGCGTCGAGGCATGTGCCGAGTTGTTTCATTCGGATGTCGAGGTTCGGCCTGTCCCTGAGGCTGGCGACTTTCGGGTGGCCATGTCTGCTGAAGACAAGCAGAAGATCGTCACGCAGATGCAGCGCAAGAATGACGAGCGTGTCACGCAGGTGACCAGCGAGTGTTTCGACCGCGCCTACTCTGCCATCAGCAACATGGTCGAGCGTCTCGAAGCTTTCGATCCCGACAAGAAAGGTGCCAAGCTTTACGACAGTCTGGTCGGCAACGTGCGTGACATTGCCGATCTGCTGCCATCGCTGAACGTCGGCGATGATCCACGGCTTGAGCAACTTGCCAAGGATATCGGGCTGCGCTTGACCGAGACCGATGCCTCTACCCTCAAGAAAGACGAGGGCAAGCGTCAAGAAGTCGCTGACAACGCTCGTCAGATCATGAACCAGATCGATGATTTCATCGGTCAGTAAGGAGGTATTGATATGTCACTAGCACATCAGAAGATCACCAAGGCGCGGACCCAGCTACTGCTGGACAATCCGTTCTTCGGTAACATCGCCATGCGTCTTGATCTGGTCGAGACCGATCAGTTTGAGACGATGGCGACCGATGGCAAGCGCATCCTGTTCAACCCCGCGTTTGTTGACAAGCACTCGAACGCTCACCTCAAGGGAGTGGTTGCCCATGAGGTTTGCCACGTCATCTTCAAGCACCATCTGCGTCGAGGTCAGCGTGACCAGAACAACTGGAACATCGCCGCCGACTACGCCATCAACGCCATCTTGGTTGCTGCCGGTTTCTCTCTGCCCGAAGACGGGTTGGTTGATCTGGCTTGGGACGGACAGTCCGCAGAAGACATCTACGGAAAGCTCTTTGAGGATCAGCCAGAACCACCAGCCGCTGGTCAGCAAGGCGAGGGCGAATCACCAAAGGGTGGTGATGAGGGCGATGCTCAGGGTAATGCTCAGGGTAACGACGCGAAAGCCGCAGAGAACGGCGACTCTCAAGACGCTCCCGCTTTACCTGCTCAGTCGGGTGACGACCAGCCAGTGGACATGCAAGGCCACGGAGTGGTGATCGACGGCACAAACGATGACGGCTCCGCTCTCTCTGCCTCTGACATACAGGAGCAAGAGGACAAGTGGACTGAGATTGTGCTGAACGCCGCCATGATATCTGGCGAGGCTGGCAAGGAAGACAGCCCCTTCAAGCAGCACATTGATATGCTTCGCCGCCCACAGGTTGACTGGCGGTCGGTGTTGCGTCGGTTCCTGCTGGACGGTCGCCCATCTGGCACGACATACCAGCGGCTTGGTCGCCGGTCTCGTGCAGTGGGTGTGCCGCTGCCTAGCCGCCGTGTCGATGTCGGCGGTGAGATTGCAGTTCTGCTTGACGTGTCATCATCAGTCGATGACGAGATGTTCGCCCAGTTCTGTGAGGAGTTGCAGTTGATCGCGTCCGAGTTCGAGATCACCAGCCACGTCATCAAGTTCACACACTATGTGAGAGACACGCAGGTGGTCGAGGCTGGTGACGAGATCGACCGCACTCGTTTCTATGGTGGCACAAACACCAAGGGTGCTTTCGAGCATATCGAAGAAGAAGGCTTGGATGTCGATGCGATCATCGTGTTCAGTGATTGCGAGGATTACTACGACGAAATCCCTGAGCCGTCATGCCCGACACTGATTGCTGCATGCATACAGCATCAGCATTGGCTTGAGACCATCGAGAAACAGGCTGACTGGGCGCAAGTCGTTCAGATCAGCCGATAATCATGGCTTCTCTCGTTGATCTCGTGGGTGGTTGCACCACCAACTACTCACGAGGTCGATGAGAATCGCCGTTATTTTGGAGGAAATCATGAATAAACACCGTCCCGACTGGGCAAAGCGCGACAAGAAGGAAATCATATTGTCCATCATCGTCGCATTCATCGGAGCAGTTTTGGTCGCTGGTTTCATCGTTCTGGCACCGGCATTCGACCAAGTCATTATTGAAATGAAAGGCCATTGACATGAACAACGATCCAGACCTGTTCGACATCGCGGAAAGCAATCGCCTTAAGCAAGAAGGCATGACTGCCGCAGAGTATGGCGGCAAGCATATGTTGCTTGACCATGCGCGTCACGTCGCAAGACAAATCGCCATGCTTCGCGGCAGCAGAACCGTAACCGCTGACGATGTCGGCAAAGCATTCGAGAAGGAAGGCATCACCGAGTCGCTGGGCAATGCGGCTGGCTCTCTGTTCCGGGGAAAGGAATGGGAGTTTACGGGTGAAAGGATCAAGTCTTCTCGAAAGTCTAACCACAGTCGGGAGATAAAAGTCTGGCGTTACGTCGGCTCATGACTGTGGGGGGATCAGACGGCGAGTGCCCCACTCAAAACCCCGTCAGTGAGCGGAGATGTAAACGGTAACCTTTCGGAATCTCGTGGCTCACGGGCGGCACCTAATCATGGGTGCCGCCCTTTTTCTTACAGGTTACCAGTGACTCATCAATCACAGAAAGGAAGGTCATCATGACCAGTGAATATAATCTGGCCGATCAAACGCTGGCCGCTTTATCTGCGCCAAAGGTTGGCCTCATCTCCTACGAAAGTGTGCCAAACATTTGCCCCAGTGTCGCCCGACGCAACAGCAAGGGAGAACGGGTCAAACTTACCCCTCACTCGCGTGAGCGAATTAAGGGCGCTTACAATGGACTTCGTAAAGCTACTCGTTACACAGTAGACGAATCGATGGTTCGCCACGCTGTTACTCTTTCGATGGCTATCAGTGCAGATGAACTGTTGGCTATTATCGGCGATGCCGTGCCGCCCAACACACCTATGTGGATTGAGTGGGACGAGAGAGTAAGACAAGAAGCAATCGGCGAGCACTACCTCACGACCAATAACACTGCCGCTCATTCAATGTGGTCGGCAGGTTTGTCGGGTTCGTCCGATTACGTTGGCTACTTTATAGAAGAACTTGACTATCCCTTTATCGGGACGGGCGAGGAAGATCACTACTGCTTTTCTCCCGTGTACCCATTGGGAAAGGAAGGGCAAGCGATTACCCGTCAACGGATTATGTTTGATGGGTCTGCGTTTGAACTGTCACCACATCCTTGGTCAGACAAAGATCATCGGGCGTTTCATCGGGACTTTTCCTTCACCCCTTCCGACAGTGGAGAGTATGAAGAAGAATACAAGCAACACTTAAATACCCACGCGGAAAATGTTCGCATGTTGCTGGGCGTTCAGTGGTTTAACGAACAGTTACAATCTGTCCCTGAGGACAGGTATTCAGACTGGCCTTTCATTGGACTGACGAATCATATCCATGCCGTGCAGTCGAGGTCGATTGATTGGATGGTGCCTCGCATGTCGGGCGATGACCCCGACTACAGTGGAGAAGATCACGAGGCAATCACCAGATTGTCTGGAAGTATATCGTCGGCTGGTGACGCAAGGTTTCTGATCTGTCTGTTGCACGTTCTTAACTATGACTGGGTGATTAAATCACCGAGACCTATGACAGGTCGCGGTGGTTTGAGATATGGAAAGCCGATCAAGTTCAACTCACACATAGTGCTTGAGATTGATTTGCCTAAAGTAAACGGCGTGTCGATAACGCCTGACGACTACCTAGAAGAAGTGCGCGGAATGAAAAGATTGCACGATGTGCGCGGCCACTTCCGCAAACTGCACGACGGTCGGCGAGTGTGGGTCAAGTCTCACAAGCGCGGCAACAAAGAACTTGGCACCATCACCAAGGACTATCTCTTAACTAACAAATCGAAAGGAAGGTCATCATGATCTACAGCGTTAAATCTTCACGAGACAACACAAAGGGTCACCCTCCGCAACTTGTAAGCGATCCAAGTGGCTATAAAGCAGTTGTAGGCGACCCTGTTCAGCAGGTTTACTTTGTTCTGAGAGATGGAGTCGTTGATAAGCGGTGCTATGATAATTTTGAAGGCGCAGACCAGAGGTTGAGATACTTTAAGCATCATCACTGGTCTGGGAAATTAACTAGAGACCACGAGATTGCTAAATCTAGTCTTTCTAACTGGAAAATAATTTCTGGCTATGAAAAAGCTATAAATATCTGGAAAGAAGATCAGCAGGAAAGGATCACACAAGGCCATACAAGGCCACGTCTTAGCGAATTTGAGCGTGGAATAAAAGAATGGCACAAAAAAAACAATCCAGCCCCTGCCGCGCCGTCTAATAAGAACTTGCAACGCCAACCTCAACCCTTGGTCGAAACTGTTGAACAGGCGATCAATAACCAACAGCAAGGGCTTTACGGCAACCTTGCGTCACCTGCCGTAAGCCCACCAAAAAGTTCTAAGCTGCCAGCCTTTAAATCTTTGGGGGGTTACAAAAGTCTTTACATTGTAGAGTGTGAGCAGCCCGAAGAATCTGATGATTGTCTTATTAAGATAGGGGTTTCGACAAACCCCAGCGAGAGAATACGCGGCCTACAAATCGGTTCTCCCTTTGAATTACAATTTGTTTACAAGACAAAAGACAGTCCTCTAGCTTGTTCCCTAGAGAAATGGCTGCATCGAAAAATGGAAGAAATGTGCGTGCGCGGTGAATGGTTCAAGCTAAATTGTTTACAACTTGAAAAGCTCAAGAATTTTTTAGCTGATGATCGTTTGTTCAATACAGTTACTGATAACGCACAAGAAACTTGGGACAGTTCTTGGGAGGAACAGCGCCCATTTTCAGATCGTAATTGGATGACGCCTAACAAAAAGGAGGAAGCAGATGAATGACGGCAGCATAAAAGAAGCTATACAAGCCACCGACAATTCGCAAACGGTCAAGGCTTTAGTCAAGCTTTGCATTGACTCGTCGGTACGAGTTCCAGTGATTTACTCTTGGCGAAACGACTGGGATGAAATCATTCCCGACTTTGATTTTGACTGTCTGGATTGCGAAGGAACAGGAGAAGTCGAGGGAGAGGTGACTGTCGGAGGAGTTAACGCCAACGGTCCTTGGCAAGGCTACGACCCCGTAGACATAGAGTGTGAGAGATGCTGGGGTAAAGGAAACATTGCATGGGAGGATGTGCCAGATGTTTATACAGACGAGTGACTTTCTCAAACAACCAAAAGAAATCCACGCGGATTCTTTGGGCACCTTGGCTGCTCAACTTAGCCTTGCTGACATGGCTGTGCTTTTGGAGGCCAAGCATCAACAGTTGCTTGTGTTTCTAGGTATGCGCGGCAGCGTGTGCCTAACGAGCGAGGTGGAGAGCGTGACCGTAAATGGTGATTGCATACAAATAAATTTGGAGACCGCGACCTATGATGACGTGCTTCAATCTCCAGAGTTTCACGAGATCAGTCAGAAGCTACCATCGGCTGACATCGTTAAGCTGGTGCCAAAAGATTATCCAGAAAAGGACACACCAGATGAGGGGGCGTGATTGCTCCGGCCCACGCAGTGTGATAGAAGGAGTATCTATGAACAACGTAACCAATTCGTCTGAACAGGCGATCAATGTGTTGAGGAGATTACACAATGCAACAAGAACAAGAGAACAATCTGACGAGCGAGGTGAAGACTGGGCCAGCACCTATTGGGGATCAGTCGAACACGCCCTCCGTCGTCGTCTCAACGCCTTCAACGCCTTCAACGCCTTCAACAATTCAGGCAGAGAATGGTGAGAACACGCGACTTCACATCGTTCTAGACCAGACCTGTCTTTCTAAGTTAAAGAAAGCCTGTGATGATAACGAGCGGACCACGTCTGCCCAGATCAGATACCTGATCCGTAATCATCTCTAGCCCACAACCTCGACGGCTACTTACTCCGCTCCCTGTTGTGAGGGAGCGGAGACCACCTCTTCCTCAGTACTCATAATCTGACTCGTCAATATCTGATGCTGCTCTTCAGTCATCATCGTGATGTTGCCACTGATTGAACGCCGCTCACCCTCACAATCGAACGGGTAGACCATGTGGTTCAACCAGTGTGGGAAGATCACCATTTTCCCCACCTCTGGAATTATATTCAGAACTTTCGGCCAGCGAAACGATGCCGCAGCTTTCTGGCTGGTAGGCCCGTTAACAAAGCTGATGCACCCGTCCATCCACCCAGAAGCGTTCTTCATATTTGATGCTTCCTTGTTTCTCATGTCAGGCGGCACCTGCGTGTAGATCACAAAACTCATGGCACCGTCGAGACGGTTACCGTGATCGTGGATAGGATTATAATCCCCCCTGAAACTATGAACTGACCACGCCTCATAACAATCTGCGTGAACATAATCGACAGCACCCTGCTGTATTGCATCTCCAGAACCGATCATCATGAACCTCTTGGCGTATTCCTTGGCCAAGCTTTCCGCTACGCCATACACACCGTGGAACGCCTCGCATCTGTCTTTCTCAAGAAGAAGCTGTGCCCCGTTCTTGATCTGCCCAACAAGGTTTCCAGAGTAATCCTTTTCCTTGACGTTCTCTTCTGCCAGTAACTTGTCAATCTCTTCGTTAAGAAGGGCGACGAAATCGGGTGGCAGGTTTGTTTCAAGCACAAAGAAATCTACAACAGAGTGCGCTCTAATCTCTGCCTTGAATGTAGACTGGGGATTGAACGGCTCCTGTGTATTGGAAGGGTTCTTTGTACTGTCCTGTTGATTTAAAGTATTCGACATCTCTTACTCCTTGCTGTCCGATCCACTTGAAGCGCACCTTCCAGCAGTGGATTTCTGACAAATTTGTGTCTGGTTTTCTGTGAACCGTCACGCCAAGATCAGCCTTAGCAAACCACGCGGCTGACCCTGAAATGTCGTAGCCCTTTGGCGCAGGAAACTCTCCGCCATCTCGCATCATCTTTGCTGGGTGCGCGACGAACCAGACGTGAACGTCATGTGCCCGTGCGAATAGACGACACCGTGTCAGCATTTGACTGATAGCTTCGGTCTCGCTCACCTTTGACTTGTCAATATCAACATAGTTGTAGGGATCGATGATCAAACCCCTCACCCCATATCGCAGAATGGCGGCTTGTGCCCTCTCTAATATCGACTCGATAGTCGCTGGTTCTCCGTCGTTCTGCTCAACAAAAAAGAAATGCCGACCGCACCAGTCCTTCGCTTCGGCAAGTTCTTCCCGCGTCATCCTCATGCTAGGACCGTCATGGAAGGGAACGCCCGAATGCTTTTCCATAAGCTTGATGATGTGGGTTGGGGGATCGTTCTCGAATGAGCATACAGCAAACGACCACCCGTATGCCTCGGCCATATTCACCATGATCTGATCTATAAACTCAGACTTACCTGATGATGGGTGCCCGGTGACAATCGAAAGCTGACCGGGGCTGATTGTGAATAGCTCATCTATGCAGTCCAGACCTGTAGACAATCCGCGCTGATGGCCGCGCTCATATATCTGGTCAACCTGATCAGCGTAATGATCGACATCGAATAGACCAGTGATAGGCCACGGCTTCGAGTCACCGATGACTTCAGCTAACTTCTCGCTGCCGTGCTTAACCAGTACGTCATTGGGGTCTTTGCATTCCTCAGGCCACTCAACCTGCCAGCACTTGATCTTGCCAATCCGTCTAGCAAGTTCCTCTGCGAGGGCTTGGCCCGGACCATCGATGTCAACGGCCAGAACAACCTTATCAACCTGTTTCAGCAAGTCCTTTGCCGCCCAGACAAAGCCGTACTTACGATCATTGTCAGGATCAACCTCGCCCTCCGATGCCTTCATCGGGGCACCATTCGGGACGCTGATAGCATTCAGGACACCGGCACTCGCTAGGCTTAACTGGTCAATCTCACCTTCGCATATCACTAACGTGTCGGCGTCTGCTGCTACCCGCTCAATGCCAAAGAAGCTTTGGGCACCACCAGCACCCTCTTGGGTATGCGCCTTCTCTCCACCCGATGTACGGTACTTAACTGCGTATACCTCCCCGTTGTTGTAAAACGGAAAGCCAACGCAGTCTGCTTCAGCCTGTAGTTTCTGAAAGTATTTTCGTGAAGCGGCAACTCCGTAATCCTTGACGACCTGAGGGCTGATCTTTCTCTCTTTGACAAGCCAGTCGATGGCTGAAGGCGGGGGGCTGTCCACTCGTTGGACTTTAGGATAAGAGCGCCGAGGCTTTACCTCCTTGCGGTCATAAGCAATGACGCCTTTCTCGTCGCAGTGATGGCACTTATAGACAAGACGGTCATTAAAAAAAGTGACGGCCATCGACCTTTCGCCGTCCTTCTTTCTTGAGTCCGAACAGACCGGACATCTGATCCTTGCGGTGGTCGAGTAGCCCGACCTTGCGCTGTTTGCCCTTACTTCAATTTGGTCTTGAATGTAATTGTCTTGATCACTCATCTGCATTATAATTCCTTACGTCTTGTTCTGATTCCCAATTTGAACGTGACCTCCCTGATAACTACCGCCTCCTCACGGAGGCGGTATTTTTATTACTCTAATCTCAGAGCGGGGGTTGTCCTTGTCGAGACCCCAACGGATGTGCTTCTCCTTCACACACCTGTCATTCTCGTAGATGCGCCCTTGCATACAATCAAGTATCAGCGACTCATCAAGGTCAGGGCGACGACTGGCATAATAGATTGTCATGTGAACAGCCACGTTCTGCTTGTCTTTTTTGTTGTATGGAATAATCGGGTCAAGCACAGGGCATTGAGCAGCAAAAAGCTTTTCGTATTCTATGGCCTGTGGAGATTTAATGAAGGCAGGGCGCTTGCCAAAATAGACCAGCCTTCTGCTGTTGGCTTTGCTGTGGGGCTGTCCCTTGATTTCAAACTTGATCTCGGTCATTGACTATTTATATACAGGCTTATATAACTCATGGCAACAACAACCCATAGCGTGATATCTAATGGTCACAAACAAATACGGATTACCACACCAGTTCGAGAACCTTTTGGCTCGTGACAAGTATGATTCCGGGGACAGCCGCATAACTATAACACGCCTTCTTTCGTCGCCAAGAATTTCGTTGCTTCAGAAGAAACATGAGGACGACATCGTCGCAGATATCTCCGACGATGTATGGAAGCTGCTTGGAAAATGTATCCACACCGTGCTGGAAGAAGGTGCCGACGATAATGACATCATTGAAAAGCGGATGTTCGCAGAGATCAACGGATGGAAAATCTCAGGGCAATGTGACGCCATTAGAACGGAAGGCGACCAGAAGTTCCTGATGGACTGGAAGTTCACCAGCGCCTACGCAATAGGAAAGAATCAGTCGGGTTGGGAGCAGCAATTAAATTGTTACGCCTACCTCGCTCACCATGATCTGGACATCGACATTGATAGGCTACAGGTGATTACGATTCTTCGTGACTGGCAAAAAAGCAAAGCAATGAACAGCAACAGCTACCCTCAAGCGCAGGTCCATGTGGTCGAAATACCAATGTGGTCACGAGAGGAGCAGCACAAGTTTATCTTACGGCGGGTCAGCGCCCATCAAGATGCATGGTTTGAATACGACATTGATGGGTCTCTGCCACTGTGCAGTGACGAAGATCGATGGAAAAGGGATTCGATCTGGGCTGTTCAAAAGATTGGGGGTGTCAGGTCAGTGAAGAACTTTGACTCACCAGAAGAAGCAGCATCGTTTCACGACAAGATGAAAGCAAGAGAGGAGTACCAAATAGTCGAAAGGAAAGGAGAGCCAATGCGGTGCGTTGGGAATTACTGTCAGGTCGCGCAATTTTGCGACCAATATCAACAGGAGGTCAGGAATGACAATGAATAGAAAAGATAGAAATCAATTTATCATTGACGAGTTTGAAGAAGGCGCAAGCATCAATGATATTGTGGCGAACCCTAGCGTCAACATTCAGTACAGCGCGGTGCGGCGAATCATTATCAACAGCATGGGGTATCAGAAATATAAACAAATTCTCAGGGGAAGGCGGAAGGTAAAGCCTGTCGCTGATAAGCAGGAAGAACAGAAAAAGTTGAAGCGCAAGAAGACTTTCTTGGAATGGCTGTTGGGGAATTAAAGAATGGCTAAATTTCACGAAGACCTAGTGGCAGCGTTGTCTGAAATCAGCAACCCACCTTTAAATGGTAGAGCTAACTACGGCAAGTATGCCACATTGCCAGCATGTCTAGAGACTGCTCGTTCCACACTGGCACAATATAACCTTTGTGTGGTGCAGATCACGTTGATTGATCCAGATAGGTTGGTTACTCGCATCGTTCATTCGTCAGGAGAATTTCTAGAAGACGGTGGCGTTCCCCTATTGTGTGAGAATAATAACAACCCACAGAAGATGGGATCAGCAATTACTTACGCACGTCGTTATGGATTGTGTAGTTTGCTTGGGATTTGTGGCGAAGAAGATGATGACGGACAACGCGCTACCCCGCAAAAAGAGTTGCCTCAAAAGAGAGTAGCCAAGCCAGCGCCTGACAAGTCAGCGGCAGAAGACATTGATCTTCTTGATCCTGAGAGCATCAAGGAACTCTACTGTGTTCACTTCGACAAGATCGGAGCGGCGACAGAAGAAGCTGTGAATGACATGGGCATTGACGACGCTCGTGACTCTAAGCGCAACCTTGTAAAATTTTGGAAGGATAACTCTGAGCAAAGACAACAGCTACAGCAGCGAACCGACAAGGCCAGCGTCGAAGCCTTTGAGTTTATAACCAACCAAGTCAAGCTGACTCAAGGCTGGCTTAAATCCCGCATTGCAAACCTAGAGGAGATATAACTAATGGCACCGTGGAAACTTGAGAACAAACCCAAGGAAAATAATTGCAACCTTCGTCCAGCAAAAAACAAAACGAAGGACTCGCAAGCTGACTTCCGAGGGAACCTGCACATCTCCAAAGACCTCGTAAAATTTCTTATTGAGTGTGCGAAAGAAGGCAAGGAACCGCTGCTGTCTGTGCAGGGATGGGACAACGGCGTAGTTAACCGTGCGAAAGAAGGACAGTACGGTCCTAACATTCGGTTGTCCGTTCAACAGTATGACGAGTCATGGATGGATAAAGGACCGCAGCGCCCGCAGCCAGCAGTTGATAATGACATCGATCTTGACGACGACATTCCATTTTAAAAGGCGGTGTTATGAGTGAAAAAACAACATTTAATTTTGTGGTTGAGGCTGATCAACTTGAACGATTGCGGCGAAGATCGAAGCAAGAGGAAAGGAGCATCGGGTCTTTGATCAGAGAAGGTCTCGAATACATCTTAACCAATCGTAGTTACGAGCAAGGCATTCGTGACTGCTGCCAGTGGTTGCGTAAGTCTACCATCATTGATGGCAAAGACTTGCCTGACGGTCGGACATTCAACGAGTTTCTTTGTGATGAAATGTCCTCTGCTTTGAAGGCTACTGACGCATCTGAGAAAGAGGGTTCTCAAGAGCCTTCTTAATTCTATCTGCTACCGATGTTTCTAAATCTTTTATGGACGCCTTTGTATCTTTTTCGAGGGCGTCCATATTTCTTCTGACTGCTTCTCGTCTAGCATCAAAACGATCTTGTTCTTTTTCAAGAACCTTACGAGTGTCGTCCTGAATTGCTTTGATGCGGCGGTCCATATTCTCTGCAATTCTTTCAATGCGAATGATCTCACCCTTGAGATCGCGCTTGATTGTCCTTGCTTCGTCTCTTGCTGCGTCAGCAGAGTCTTGGATATTCTGCTCTAGCTTTTCAAAAACAACCATCTCCTTACGAAGAGCAGACATATCTGTAGTTAGGATTGCAAGTCGCTTATCAAATCCTGACAAGTCAGGAGCAGCATAGCTTTCTATCTTCTCTCGCATGTCCATGTAATCTTTATAAAACTCGAACCCTCCCCACATCGCGCCGCCCAAGCTAGACAAAGCAGTAAGAATGACAGCTATCTTTCCGCCTCTAAACTTAACTCCGCCTACCTCGACCTCTGCCATCTCACTCGCTTTCCATTAACAACCAATTATTTCTGTGGGCTTCTTTGATCTCTTCCTTGCTTTGACCGTGGTACGCAACAGCATTGTGCGTCTTGATAAGCAAGCTATTTACAGTGGTGTTATCCACCACAAACTCGCCCAAGATGCGACCAAACTTTCCTCGTGACTTGTCAACCTTGGTCCTCAAAATCTGAGAGCTTTCAAGCGGAAGGTGATGCTCTACAAAAGCTTTAGCTCGAAGGCCGTACTTCTTCTCTTCCTTGTCACGGGTTCTGCTTTCAGGAGTGTCCACTCCATACAGACGAACTCGCTGCTTGGACAGCCAAACATCAAACCCTAAGTCGATGTCTACATCTACCGTGTCTCCATCAACTACCCTGACTACTTTGCATTTGTATTCATACATATCTGCTACCTGTATTGTGTGCCTATCAAAGCACTGTGACCTGCATCACTGCCTCCGAACAGCATGTACTCAGCAAAATTATTCTGAGGCAAAGACCCGTCTGGGATAGTTGTAGGCTGGAAAAATCCCTGTATATCTTTGAGTGCTGACTGCTGCTTGAATATACCACTGCTGGCTGAGATCACATTCATAACTGCCAGAGTTCTAATCTGATTTGTTGCATCGTAGCGCGACTTGTCGTTCATCTTCTCCATAATTTTTTTACCGGCCTTCTCCTTTGCCTTTTGTGCCACGACTTTTTTTGGCTCCGCTTTTTCTTCCGGGCCTTGCTCTTCCTTAGCTTCCCTAGTATCTGCGGGTCGCTCTTCTGTTGCCTCAGGCTGCTCTTCCGGTTGCTCTTCAGGCTGCTCCTCAGGTTGCTCCTCAGGCTCTGACTCGTCAGGCTGTGCTTGTTCAGGCTCTGATTGCGGCTCCGGCTCTGGCTGCGGCTCTCGCTGCGGCTCCGGTTGTGCCTCAACCTCTGCTTCTATTTCTGCAACTACCGACTCTGAAACTGAAACTTCTTCGGGAGCCGCTGGTGCTACAACAACAGGCGGCGCTAATTCGATTGTTGGTATTTCTTGTACTTCAGCTATCTGGATAGGAGCAAGCGGCGCTACCTCGGGTTCAGGAGCAGGTGCTGCGATCACAGGAGCAGGAGCAGCGATGACTATCGGGGCGCTAATCTCTTCGGTAATCAAGTCAATAACTTCTGCCTCTACCAACGTAACAAGGTCAAACGTAGTTGTAAGAAAGGGTGCCTCAAATCGAGGTCCAAAAAACCCGGTCGAGAAGCCAGCGTCAATGCCGAACAACTCGAACCCCCCAGTAAGCTCTGTAAAATTGTTTGACGGTATAATCTGCGAGAAGTCAAAAGAACGAACGCCTGTAAAATCTAACTCAACCTCATGCTGAAACTTGTGAACAACAGAGTTCTGCTCTGATAGCGTCAGAGTTAAATTAAAGATGTCCTTGCAATCTGAACGCTGCATTACGTTTCCGCCTACGCATGACGAAAGAGTAGAGTTACTGGGGTGAGACTCAACGTCTACACCGTAGTCCATTGTGAACCCGCGATTGATATCATCGATGGTCATGTTGTCTTCAAAATTAAACGTGGTGGAGTAAGTTCCTCCCGGTCCTTGAGTACCCGCTGTGCAAAACTTTCCAGCTTCGCAACCTCGTTGAGCGCCAGTGCCAGCCCCCGTCTTAGTCCCACCTGACGTAGTAAACTCACTCATACCGGGGAGTTGATTGGCAGTAGTTTCTGAACCGACTACGACCTCTGTGCTTTGAGATATCGCAGCGCCAGAAAAAAGTACGACGCATACAGCAGCACAGACTGACGAGTAAATATAATTACTCAGCGTTTTGATTGGGGTCTTCATCGCGCCACTCGTTTTCTGATTCACTAAGCCTTTCGGCCTCTTCTTTTTCCTGCGCTTTCTTTACTAAATCGATATAGAACATGGACTGGTTGGGGGCTTCGAGATAATTCTTTTCCCAAGCTACTACTGCATCCTTACCAATTTTCCCGCGATATGGGCACGGTGTTGCGGACATCATCATGGCGTCAAACACCCGTGAGTCCTGACACAGAAGACTAACCCCGGCGACTTTCATACCCATGCCGTAGAGACTACGAGCCAGCTTAATTCTTTCGCAGTTCTTATCGATGACAGTGTGACCCGTGGACAATCCCAAGAACCCTGTCTGTGCCCCAACACTCATACCTGATCGGCATACATCATTATTGTTTACCACGATGCTGGGAGCAGATGCTGTAGGCGGCGTCTTGTCAGTTACCACCGTAGAACTGACTGTGTTTGTCTCAGCAGAAGTTGCTTCGCTAAGAGGCGCAAGCCCAGCAAAGAGAATGAGGAGTATGAAAACAAATGCGTTCTGTTTCATTTCTTCGGCTTGTCATTAATGCCTTTCTCAGGCTTCGGCTTAGGCTCTACCGCTTGCTCGTAGTAAATAATAATCTGTTTTTGCTGGCCAATGTATCTCTGTAACTCAGCCATATTAAGAGAAAGAGTTTCGTAGTCCCTCACACTAAATGCGTAGAACAAAAACTCCCCATTTCTCTTGGTGTATTTCTTTTTGAACTGATCAAAGTTCTGATCTGTTACGACATACCACGTTATATCACTCAGCTTCAGTGGGCGTGGCCGCTGCTGTGTGGGAATAACCCGCTCAACTTGAACGGTCTTTACCTCTACCTGCTTAATTGGGTTCCAGCTACCGCAACTACTTAACAGCAGCAGGGTCGGGGGGCAAAGCAGTAAGGCTTTCCAATCTCTCAAAAAGCTTCTTCGTTCCATTGTTAATCTTATTCTCCACCAAGTTAGGCTTCTTCTGGCTCAACCTAGTCAAATCGTGTTTCCGTAATTTATCTATCAAGTTATTCCTGTACTCTTCAGCCTTCTGTAAATCAGTTGCCAGCTTCTTATTCAGGACACGGAAGTCTTCCGCATCCTCAACAAGCGTTTGGATTGTATCGTCTTGCAGTTGTTTGGCCACTTCAAGTTTAGCATTGTTCTCTGTCAGCGTTTTAATTCTTTGCTGAGTGTCCTTATAATAATAATACCCACCGTAGCCCACGCCACCCACAAGACCCAGCACCACAATAAGAGCGTAAACCTTTAGCATCGATCTAAGCTCCTATTTTTTAGCACTCATATAGGCTGTCATTCCCATGTACGCACCGACGACACCAGCCATTCCGATGTAGAAAAGGCCAAAGAGATCAGCCAAAGCTTTAATCCGAGAATCAGGAAAAATAGGAAGGAAAAGAAAAGCAGTGAAAACGAGCATGGATATAATAGAAATCCAAGCCATCTTTCTTTGAGCGTCTGCCTTTTCTTCTGCAACTTCGGCTTCGTGTATGGCTTTGACTGTTGCAAGTTCAGCATCGCTAACCACACCATCCCCATCAACGTCGTACTCCTCGTAGGCACTGTCCTTTTGGAGGGTCTTCTTTCCCTTAGTAGCCATTGTCCTCTCCCGTCTTCATCATGTCACTCAAAACATTTGCGCGATCACCCACTTGCCTTGCCCACTTCGAGTCAAGCATCTCAACACTAGCCTCTTCGTAGCGCCCGTTCTCAATGTGAGCAAGTGTGTTGACAAACTTAGACAAGGAACCAAGGCCCATGTTGAAAGCCATGTCCACCACAACCCTCTGACGCACGTCATCCATATCAGACCACCACGGGAAGGCTCTCTCTACTTCTTCCTGAAAGTCCCTGATGTCATTGGCAAGCATCAACTCAATCTCATCATCTGACAGCCCACGGTCTACCAGATTGCGTCCAACGCCGATGGTTTCTATGCCTTCTGTGTCGAGGTAAACAAACTTACGCACCCCTTCGTGAACCTTCAACTGTGTTATTAACCTGTCAATATCCATAATGCCTAGCCTCGTTTAAGTTACTGGTAACTTGTCGTCATAAAATTTTCGTGACCAGCGCCTGTGCCTTAGCAACGGTCTCCATATGTATGGAAAGGCCCAGCTTATTTTCATGACTGTCGAGTTAATCAGGTTATACGGGAACCTCATAGGTCTCATATAATCTATAAACAGTATCACCCGTAACTCGTCAGTTTCATTGACAGCGTAGTGATTGTAGGTGTCATCAAACAGAACGACCTTGCCATTCTGCCAGTGATACTTATCGCCCTCTACGTTGATGTGGCACTTCTCTGAGTCGGGTATGATCAAACCCATGTGCATACGCAGCACCCCAGCCCACGGCCCTTCGTGTGGGTTGAGCGCCTTCTCTGGACCTAAGACAGAAAGGTATGCAGAAACAACCCGCTTGTCTTTGTTGAGTATGTTCATGAGGGCGGGGAAATTAGAGGCGTTCTTCTTAAAAGTTATGCCAGCACCCTTGAGAAAGAACATGCGCCACTTGTCGTCGTTGCTTATGTAAGTCTGGTCAGGGGATATATCTTGGAATGGCGCGAAGTCATCGTACCGCTCCATAATTTTTTTGGTCTCGTCCAGTATAAGGAAGTAGTTCTCCTCCAACTCACTAGACAGCGGGGTTGAGGAGGGATTGAAGAACTTCTTGTCCCCCCACAGACAGGCTTTGCGAAAGGGTTTCTTCACAATCTGTGCAAGCCTGTACGCACTCATTGCACTGCTATCTGTCTGAGTATCGGCACCGCTGCGGTGATAGCTAATTCCTGCTGCCTAATGATGTTAAGCAACTCCCTCTTCGCTTCCGGGTCCATCGGTGACCTGAGGATTTGGTTCTTCTGTTCTCGCACCTCTTTAAGCTGCTGACGAATTTTCTTTACCTCATTCTCCAAGGCAAGAACCGCCCCTCTTTTAGTCGCAATCTCTGTAATCTTTTCGACATCGCCTTCACGTTCAGCCGCCTTAAAAGTATTAACGGCTGTTTTAACAAGCTGGTCTAGCTCATAGAACTGAATGACAGTGCCGCGACTGTTGGGGTCTTGGAAGAAGCTCCTCACCATAGGAAGGCTGTACCAATTCTTATCGGGCGGGAGCGGCTTATCGGGAGATTGGAACGCATCTATCATATGACTTGCGGCTGACAAACCGTAACTTCCCAATGTCCCGGTGTACCCTTTAATAAGCTGATCAATTTGAAGCGGAGACATATTTAATTGTTTGCCGAGATTAAGTGCAAGACTGCTGGTCCCTTGAAACTTCTGGTAGTCAGGGTCCAAGTTCTTCATATAAGCAGGAACAATCTCCCTCCCCGAAAAGAACGAGTGATTAGTAACCACCTCTACAGCAGGAGTAATAATCTGAGGGGGGTTAACTGCTAGTGTTGAGGTGATGCCTCGCCCCAAAGAATCTAGAACATCTTGCCCTGTGTCAGAGTCAAACGACCATTGCATAATCCGCTCAGGTATTGTCTTAAATAAGAAACCAACCTCAAACGGAACTGGTATTTTTACACAAGCCCCCCCAAAAGGTGTGGGCACAAACCAGTTTAAATCTCTGGCTTCAGCAGTTGCGTTCTTGTAACAATCTGCATCTCTCATAAGCACGCTATACAAAGCTGTTGTGCCTACAATAAGAGAAGCCTTCGCAAGAGCCGCCTTTCGAGAAGCGTTTGGGTTTGCCGTTTCTTTGCTAAAACCAGCCCTATACAGGACATCTAGCCCCTGCAATCGTGCATTCAAAAAGGGAGTAACAGCAGTAATAAGGCGAATGGTTGCGCTTGACCCGCGTCTGCTAAAGTTAAGAACTTCAAGCGCCTCAAAAACAGCTTGGGCTTCATTGCCAGTTTTTTCCAAAACCCTTTTATAGACCGCAATTCTTGTTGCTGCTTCTGAGGCATTGGTTGCAACGGTAGTTGCATCCCATAATTTTTTAAAAGGACTAGCCGCTGTCTCTAAAACGCCAGATGGTTTTTGAGTTTTTGTTTTACTCTTAATGTATTTAGCCATGTCTTTAGGGGTTCCGGCAAAATCAAACCCCCCGAAAACCCCAGCCAGCCTTAAAGCCTCGGAAGACTCGCTGCCTCGTATAACGTCCATAACGCCTTTTGCGCTATCAATAACTGGTATGTAATTTTGCCCCGATGTAACCCACGCGCTTAACGTATCACGCATCATATTACGCAACATAAATCCGGGGTCTCTTGTAACAAGTTCCCTCAACACCCTTGCTGGGCTTGCTGCAAAACCGACAAACACATTATCCATAACACTGTCGGTGTTCTGCCCCAGAATTGTCATGCTCGTGTAGAGAAACTCATCAACAATTTCAAAGTAACGATCAACACCGTCCACTCGTATCTGAACAGTTTGCCTTGGTTTGTTTCCTGACTTATCAGGAGCAACCTCAGAAGCTACTCCCAAGGTCAAGGAGTCTCTGATAACCCTTTGAGCGGCTATATTTTTCATGCCGCCCTGTATTGCTGTAGCTGTGTTCCTTGCGACGTTATCCAGAAAATCATCTACCCTGCGAGGGGCGGCATAAAGATCAACCGAAACATCTGGATTAGATTGTCTTAGGGCACGAACAGACGCGACGGCTTTGTTGTAACTGTCGTACTGTTCCGGCTGAACCTGCCCGTCTACATCTATTTGGAACACCCTACCAGCGCCAACAAGACGCTTGTCAACTCGCTTACCGTCTAGGGGAATGCGAGTTCTTTTCTCTCCTTCTAGGGGGGCCAAGCCCTGACCAGAGGGTCCAAGCGTAGGATCGCCGGGATAGAAGTATGTCAGGTCTTGAGTTCCGTCAGCGCCCTCTAAAGACTGTCTGTAGTAGGGGGTATAATCAGCAGTATCAATCCACGTCTGGCCCATCTCGGCTGTGATCAACCCAGTGTCAACCATGTACTTAACTAGGTAGCTGTTCCAGACCTGATATTCATCAAAGACTTCTGCAAAGTAATCATACTTGTCACCAAGCGACAAACCGTTAACAACGTCCTGATCAGTCATGCCAGAGTCGCGACCCTCTGCATTAAGTCTTTGCGCCCTTCTTGCCTGAGCATAGGTGCCAAACTGAGAAACAACGCGGTTCTCTAGGACAGGGCTTAGTATAAAAGCAAGGCCGCGAATTGATTGCCCTTCGATATCACTCGTTACATAGGTAAACCCTAGCTCCTTATCGTAAACAGGAACCCCGTCATAGAAAGCAGCCTTTGTTACCCCTGCATGTTGTTCAGCCATGAGAACAGCAGAGAATGCGTTGGCATCCGCTAAAACTTCTCCCGCGACCTTTGCTGCTTTTCTGGAAAGAACAGATATAGCTTCATACTTGTTAAGTATATTTTTTCTAAATTTACTTTTAATCAAGTCCCAGTTGTTGCTAAACAATACGCTGTCTGTGTAATCACCAAAGATTGCACTAAGCCAAGCCTGACCAGCGGTCTCCTCTGTATTAACAGCTTGCGTTCTGTTGATTGTTTCCTGAACTTCAGGGCTTTCGTCCTTGACCGTGCCGCCCCTAGAAAACTTTTCCTTTGCAGCCTTGTTAAGCTTCAAGACAGGACGATCAGTTGGCTTCTTAGTTTTGAAGGTAAGCGCAGTTTCCTGAGCCGTAGTAGACAAGGAAGAAAACTTTGGCCCTAAGTGATTTGCTTTCCTGTAATTTTCTACGTCCTCACGGAGGTTGTCCCTTGTCATAACCTCGCTGTCAGGATAGGCCGTGGTTATACCAAGGAACTCTTGCCCCGACTTAGCATCGGTCACTGTATCGAAAACAACTTTAACCCGTGTCTTTGAACCCACGGGTTTCCACAACATTTCAAGAGACCCTGCACGGCGGTTCTCTACAAACTTAAATCTTGACTTGTCAACACCAGATACCCGTGCCTCGGTGTATGCGTCTAAAGCAGCAGCAACAGCAGCATCTGAACTCGTAAACGGTAAATCTTCTATGCCCCTGAAATCATCATCGTGTAGACCAGCGTGAGCCTGACCGTAACCACCAGTCTCGTAATTCTGACCAGCAGACATACGCACATTTAAAAATTTAGTGTTAAATGGAAGCTTACCCCAAACATCACTGCGTGTTCCGTCTGCCCTTGCTCTTTTTACAAACCTGTTTGGCGCAGCGTTACGGGGGTCTTGTGGGTACTTACGAGAAAACCTTTCATCAGGAACAAAGTTTTCTTGCGTATTAAAGCCAGTTTCATCCTGAAGCTCTTGAAGATTGACAGGCTCTACAAGGGTTTCAATACCTTCGTTAATAACAAACTCTGGCAGTATCCCAACTTTCTGGTCTGCATAAACTGTATCAACAGCAGAAGCGTTTTCATTTTGCTTGGCTGCTGGTCCGAAGTTGACCCAAGAGTTTTGGCCACGGGTCTCGCTCGCTAATGCTGCGCGAGCGAGCGGACTAAACATAACCGCATGGCTGGCATATGCAGCATCTTCTCCAGCAGCCCTGAACCCAAAGCCTTCCTTAACGTGCCCGAAGTAATCATGAACCGCCCGGAAGATGTCATTCACCCTAGCCCGACGACCTGATATAAACTCGTCAGTAAGGCGCAGCATAGGGTTATCAGCCACTTCTTCAGCGGTTACCCCGTCCATGCCGTACCCTGCGTCAGTGGGGAAGACATACATATGGTTGTTCTGTTTCACATCTTCGATCATCTCACGCGGCGAGGCAGCGTAAGGGTCAACGTCAGATGGATAGAACTCTACCTCAAGACCAGTGTCTTTGATGAAGTCATATTGCGTCATGACCTCTTCTGCCAAAGCTTCATAGGCCGCTTGCGTAAAGGAATCCTCTGGAGTGTTCGGCATGTCTTCGTATGCTTGCGCTATACGAGTTGCCCGTTCTCCGTCCACTGGTCCGTAAACGTAATTACCAACAAGCTCAGGCACACTGCGCCCAACGGTTTGACCGTATTCACGGGCAGCTTGTCTTGCTGGTGCAAACGGCTCAGTGGGAACTGGGCCTGTTCCGGGTATGTTGTAGGAAGCTGGTAGCCCCTCTACCCTTACTTCTTCTTGCGCGGTAGCACCCGACCTATCCTGTGCCTGTAACTGTCTCTCGCTTCGAGATAGTCCTGCTCTGTCGGGTATGCGGCTCTCGACGGCGCTGTCGGTACTCCGGCGACTAAACTTTTCTCTGTTTCCATACTTGAGTCTTGCGCTTGTGATGGAGTCTTCGAGTAGCGGCTCAAGTTGGCCCCGCTTAAAATTCTTGATCCGCTCTGTAACAGCGGGTCCGTATCTTTGATGAATCCTTTGTAAGTAGCCACCACCTTCTTTGTCCTCCGTCCAGTTATTTTCTATATAATCGCCTTCGTAATAAGCTGCCTCAACATCTAAATCAAAACCCATTTCCTCAGAAATTTTAGATATGGCGCTTATCACATCTCCATCAGGCTCCAACCTAGCCAACAAACCGGCTTTCTTTGTATCAAAGAGAATAAGCATTGAAGAATTGCCATTCTCGTCAATAGTCCCAGTGTACCCTGTAATAATGTTATCCTCATCAGGCAACCGGGCATCTTCTTTTCCAGCTTTGCGTTCTTTGGCTAACTGTTTTTCAGCTTTCTTAGTTCCTGCTAATTCAGCATTGCGTATTTTGTCCCACAGTATGGCCATGTTTGTGTCGTTATTCAACAAATCTTTTGACACATCACTGGGGCGAATTTTTAAAGCAAGCTTAGATTTGCCTGTTTTGGTAGGCACAATCCGATAGGGAAACATTCCTGTTTGCTCTACCGCATAACCGATAATACTAGCCATATCCATCATTGCTTCTGGAGAAGCAACAACTTGCTCTACCATGTTTGGATTAAGACTATCGTCAAGCCAACCGCCCGTAGAAACATAGCGATTTATTTCAGCAACGCCTGTCACTTCTCTGGCAAAATTAGCAGCAGCTTCGGCAGCTATACCCGTGACTTCCTTTTGTCCGATAGCAGGTAGCTGATAATAATCTACAAAGGTCTCGGAGTAAGGAGAGCCTTCTCCGAAAGCTACCTCAAATGGCAAGTTCCTGATATTAAACAGAATTGATTCTTCGGCTGTTTGTCCCGGCTTACCAAGGAATTTAGTCGTCGCCATCCAGCCAACAGACTGCACCTGATATGGCGTCCAGCCGCCGCCCTTGTAGTTTATGTCATTGAGGTGATCACTAAGCGCCCTCATAAAGTCGCCTGAACGCTCGTATTGATTTTCGCTCGGTGAGCCTGACGTGTCAGTCTCAACACGCACACCGTAGTTTTCCTGCAAAAACTGCTGGTAAGTTGCGTCAACAAACCCAGTGTCTCTAAGAGAATGAACGTCTGCAACGGCAGGTGCCCCGCCGCGTACATCGTCACCCATCCATGACCGCGTTTCTCGCAGAAGCCCACTGTCTATAAAATCATAGAGTTTCTGTGCGCCCCCTGAAGGCAGTTCCCCACCTGCCTCCATCGCCATCCAGAAATCAAACAACCTATCTGCCGCTAAACCAGCTTCTACTTCTTGTGAAACAGGAGCTTGCGCCGCTTGCGTAAGGGCTTGCTCTCTTGAACGAACAGCATTCATAGCCGCTGTCGAAGGACTAGCCTGTTGGTTAGCCATAAGCCATGCGGCTAAAAAGTTAGGCCAGTCTTT